TTTAGACTAATGATTATTGAGCATATAGATATTAGCCGTTAGGCTAATATCTATTGATCAATGATCATATACGCAAATGGTGCAATGCAACAAAATATAAACGCGGGCGCGGCACAGCGCCCGCAGGGGAACCCGCTGCGCGGGCATCCCCACAGAGGTACCCCAGAGGCCCAGAGAGCCGCTGTAAGACATTTACGCACAAAATAGGACACTACCCCTCAGTGAGCAAATACACCTCACCAGAGCCTTTCTGTTGCCTGCGAGCGCAGCGAGCCGCTTTTATAAAGTAGGGCTGTGCGTGCTACGTATTACAAAAGTGTGCTACGTGGCACGTTGCACTGTGGCGTATTCTGTGTATAATGACTTGGAACAACAAATAAGGAGACTGTACAATGCCAAGAGGAAGACCAAAGGGATCTGGAAATAAAACCAAGGCAGTTCCAGTCCAGTATGACTTTTGTGGAGAAACTGTGGAAGACTTAGCTAACGAGTTGATTTCTAACTACCATCCGCACCTGGCGAACTGTGGAATAGCGTACTTATTTAAAAACAAGGGAATTACACTTAAAGGAATGCCCGCTGTTGCAACTGCTGAAAAATGTAGCCCAAAGGTACACGCTTTGTGTGATAAGCATTTTGTAGTTACAATATGCTATGAAGATTGGAATAATTGTACAGACCAGCAAAAAAAAGCCATATTAGACCATGAGTTATCACATTGTTGGATCACTGAAGCAGAAGATACAGGTGACACAATGTATAAAATTTTGCCTCATGATTTCGAAGATTTCGGGGAAATCATACGTAGGTATGGTGCGTACTCACACAGCATTGAGAAATTAAAGCATGTTATGGACTCAATAGATCATGCAGACTCTACAAGTCTCGATGTATCCTCTGATGAAAGTGACGAAGATCTCCTAGATTAAAAATAATCCTTGACATGCCCCTCCTAATCTGCTATATGTAGTACTAGGAGGAAGCCATGTCAGACTATGACTACGGAATGACAGCCCTCATTGGCCTTGTAGTGCTTCTTATCCTTATTTTACAAGCTGTTAAGAATAGGATCCGTATGAGGGCGGAGCGAATTCAAATGCAGGCAGTGCACACTTCTAGGGGAATGGCGCCAGCTAAGCGTGCAGCTGAAGAGCGCGCCAGCCAAGAGCGCCTTGAAAAGTACCAAAGTCTGAGCAGGATCTTGTCAGAGGTCGTTCGTCTTCGTAAAGCTGGTGTTACACAAGTAAGCCGCGCACCAGAACCGGCGAAGACTACAAAATGCACTAATTGTGGCGCCCCGAAGCGCGGGGCATATTGTGACTATTGTGGTACCTAGAAAGGCATAATTATGCGAATTACAATCATTATTACGTGCCTCTTAATTTCTATTTGTGGGTGCAGCTATGCTCTTCCAGAAGATAGCATTTGTGAAAAAGTTTTAGAGTGCAGTAACTTAGATCTTTCTGACGTACAATATTCTGATATGCTGTACTTCTGCAATAATCATGTAATGCATAGCGTTATTATTGCTAATACTCCTAGCGGTGCTGAGATAGGTGCCATGTCGTGCACCCAGTTTCGTGACTCCCTATTTGCTACGTGCGCAAAGACATGCACAGAGTTGTGCTCTTCAAATTCACAATATACTACCGATAGCGTAGAGCTTTTGTGTGGAGAATTTATAGAGGATCCAAATTTAGTGTACTGTTGGTGCGTAAGTTAACTCGCGCATCCACTATACTGTAGCCACTAGAGGAATTAGGCACGTTCCATACACAGGCACAGACACTAATATACCACTATTAAGTAATGCTCCAACTGTTGCTACAATGGGTGCAGATATCTCTGCAAATATCTTAGACGCCCACACCTGCATTCCTGTTCCATTCGCAACAGTTGCATCAAGCCTAGCTGCTACTCCTGCTGCAGCAGAAACTTTAGCTAATAACCCTATTACTCCAGCCAAACCACACACACCTACACCAGCTGCCCCAGCCTCACCAAAAACACCATACGCCAAAGCACCAGCTTGACCAGTGCCAGCTAGCCCATAAACGCCTGTGCCATAAGATACGTGCGCAGCTTGGCCGTATACTCCTGTGGCTGCTGATCCACCAACGTAACCATTTACACCCACAGCCTTCTGTGCAGCACCCACGTTCCCCGCCGACCCATAAAGGCCAACTATATTGGCTGCTCCGTTATTACCATTAGCGACAAAGTATCCGGCTAAATCTGCGGCTGTGCCGCGAACACCAAACGATGCTGATGCAGATCCGTACACTGCTTGATTTCCTGCACCAAAACTACCGCCGTACGTTCCTGGAACCGTTCCTAAAACGGCGCCATCTCCTTTTGCAGTAACGTATATTCCACTATCCACAAAAGCACTAACGTAAATTCCAACATTTCCTCCAGTGGCATTAACGCGCATTCCAGTTTCTTTTGCTTGTACAAATGCTCCAGTATTTCCGCCAACTGTTACATACGCACCAGTATTTCCGCCAGCTACGATATATGCACCAATATCTGCTACTGCTGCCGCATATACACCAGTGTTGACTTGGGCCACAAACGATCCTCCGTAATCGTTAGCAGCCCCACCAATTACACCCTTGTCACCGCCAGCTTCGCCGTATACCCCACTATCAACTGCAGCAATGCAGTATGCGCCTACATCTGTATCTGCAACTGCTAGAGCGCCCATATTTGGAGCCCATGCGTAAACGGCCGGTCCAGTAGCATCAAAAACCTTTAGTCTTGCACTAATAGGTTTTGTGTGCCTACCATCGGAATCGTGCTCTTCGTACAATTCATCTTTTGTGTCTGCAGTTCTAAACGTCCTTATATCTCTAAGATTATAGTGGATATCTCCAATGTTGTTCCAGGTTACAATCCCTACACGCAAAAATTCGTCAAAAGGCTGATCTGAAATATTTAAATCTATATCGAATGTTGACGCGTTGTCTCCACCTAATGCACCTGTAGAAACTCCTATAATTATCCAGTTATCTGTATCTTGTGAGTATATCTTGTAAATACCTGCGTATCCGAGCATACCAATACCTGCGTCAAATAGCTTCACAGCAGTTCCAGCCGCACCATCTCCAGGAGCTTGCCACTCTAGTGTTTGATCCGCCGCCGTCCAAGTTAAAGTTCCATTTCCAGAAACCTTATTTTGCATGTCAAGGATCTCTAAGAACCCAGAAAACAGCACCCGCTCATCTGCGGCGTTCAAAGGCGCATACTCAGCAATTTTTACGTATTGTAAATCACCAGCGCTGTTAACATATATCATGTAGTCGCCAGAAGCTAGCGCTGGCGTTATATCAAAGTATAGCCTCCCATCTGTTCCAGCAGCAATATTATTTAGAGTTTGATAGTTTATACCGTCCACTAAAAATGTATTACTAAAACCACCTATGTTAGTTACATCTATAGAATCTGCAACAGCATTTATTGTAGGAGCTAACTGCGTACTGTCAGCGTCATAAGATATACCATTTTTATGAAACAAATCAGCGTGGTCAAACGTACCACCTTCAATATCATTCATTGTGATACCGTGCGGGTTATTCTTGGCGGGCGTACCAGAGCCAGTCAAATCTCTGTGCACCGTATCTTCTGCACTAAATTTAGGTATTGTACTTCCGTATAATGCCTGTATGTATATTGTGTCAGACTGATCTACTACAGGCAGACCAGAGTATGTTACGTCAGCTTTTATCCAGTAAGTAGAATCGTTGGAATAAACAGTATATTCACCACTCGTAGTTATTGGAATGCCTGCGCCCTCAGCATCTCCGGGAGCTTTCCAATATAGCGTTTTTGTTGCTGCCACAAACCGTAATGTGCCGTTTCCGATAAGTGTTTCATCAGAGATGGACGAAAGCGTTACACCTGTTATATTAGATGGTTGCGTTGGTGTCGGGTGCGTTTTAGGCTGCACGACTTGTTGTATGTTTGCCGCTTGAAGAGCAGTTCCTGCACCTTGTGCAGTTACCTTAGCAACTAAAATTCTTTGTCTTAGATTGGATGTAGTAAGTGCCGCCCATTGTGTAGCTGTTAATACCGATACACGATAACTTTCTGCTACAATTGTGTCGTGTTCTGTATATGGAAGCGTTGTTTCAGCTAATGGAATAGTTTCAGTCTCGGAATATACCAATGAGACATAATTAATAGTGCCAGATGTATAACTTGCGAGCGCCTGTCCGGAGATTGTTCCACCGGTAACTTCAGTTGTAAGAGTTGAAATTCGTTCTCCAGCGTCATCTCCATTTACTTCAGCTTGAAGATATTTTCCACCGCAATAGCCAATGCCTGCACCGATATCAATCAATGTAGCGTCAACAGCGTTTACAGTTACACGAAAACCCTCAGCGATACCCATCTGGCACGCACTATCAATCCGGCGAATTATAGCTTGTCCCTTAGAGGATTCAGTATAGTTCAGCTGTGTCTGTGTTGGTCTAGTATAATTGAAATATTTTGATCTTTCCATGTAACTTCTCCCTTATTGGGTGTACGCTTCTGCAAATCGTAGCGGGTGTGCGAATGCATCCCCCGCTAGTGAGGAATCTCGCGCCATCCGCAAAAACAATAACTCTGGATTACTAGCAAACAGAGCAGTTATATCTATAGCAACAGGTACGACGGTATTTGCTACATTTGGTATTGCAACTAATTGAGTAATCCCCCCCGAGTCTACGATAACTCCTGCAGAAGAAATCCCATACCAAGTAAAATCTACTCTGGCAGTTCCTGCCCCTACGCCGTCGTCTAGAAAATTTGTATTAAGAGTCACAGTAGTTTTAGCATTTATTACGGGAGGAATATATTTTGTCCAACCACATGAATGTTCAACGCCGTCTGCTGGAAATACTAGCGAACCAACGTCCTCAGTTGGGCCGAACGCATCATCTTTTGATGCTGCTCCTGCTAAAAGTTCGATATAAGTGCTCATTTGTTTTCCTATTTTGTCCTTCCGTCCATGTACAATAAGGACGTATTTAGCGTGTCTCCAGAATCGTCGGAGTCTCTACTTATAGTAAAGAATAGCAACCTAGAATCTGAGTTTACCACATTACTAATGTCTAACTCCACATATGTCCCTAATCCTGCATCTAGATCAACTTCTAATACGTCGGTAACTACAATGCTTGCGGGGTTTCCAGAGGAATTTGTTGTGTAATATTGTACTCCTAGCTTCGCTACACCAGAAACTGCAAAGTCTCCTGAGAAGAAGAACATACGTATTATATGCTCATTTCTGGATATAAAATCTATAGGAGTATGGGCAACCCATGCAGCAGACCTTTCAATCCCATCAGCAGCAAAGAGCAAGCTGCCGTTATCTGTCTCAGGAGGATTTGTCGCATCCTTCAAGGCAGATCCGGGCTCAAACTCTATGAAGAATGTATCGCTTATAGCTTGTGTTTGCGGAAGAGTATCATCTCTTGCTGATTCGTACCCGCGTAAACAAAGGCCTATAAATTCGTAATCAGCCCTCCTGTTAACTTCTGAAACGTCGATCTTAAATTGAACATACTTACTACTTATAGTAAAGTATCCTCCGACGGTATTGTTAATTTCCGTCCAATCAGACATGGAAGATTCTGCGTCTCCCTGTCGGTAGAACAAATCTCTATTAGTATTTTCGCTCCAGATCCTATCGAGAAGTGAAACCTCTATTTCTCCACCAGAAACACCGACTCCAGAGACGTTTATTGATGAAGTATCTAACAACGGAGTAACCGCTCGCCCGCTCGTTCCCGTCTGGTCTATAGAAATAGCAAAGTTGTCGTTGTAAATCATATTAGTAAGAGTGCAGCTTTCAAACTCATTCCACATGTCTGTAAAGAGCAAATAGCCATCAGGTTGTGGCTCGTCGTGCACAAACCACTTCACAGGAGCTACATCTGCAATGGAATCCATAACATTGTTGTAGCATTCGCCAGAGGCTGATTCGGAAATTGTAGACGTGCCTAGGAAATCTATGTAAATTCCGTACCGTTGTCCCTCTAGACCAACCAAGTAGTTGTCTATATCTATGTAGGATTCTCCTATTATCCAAGCGTCCGTCCAATCTTCTAGGCGTTTGAAGAATGAAGGGAACAGATTGTACCCTCCGATAGATGTATTGTAAGACTCAGTTGTAGCAGCATTTTGAGTTGCGTACCAAAGCATTCCTACTTTTCTGTTAAACTTGGATCCATTCTGATATCTAGCATACGTTGGGAACAGCGATGAAAATCCCAATGAAGAATCCATAGTCTTTATGAAGTAGTCCCGTTTTACTTGCGAATTTGTTACTTCCGACTGCGCGAATATTCTGCTTTGGAGTGCTTTTATAAACGAAACCTCTCCAGACTGTTGCTTTTCCACATTCCAAAAAGAGTTGTCGAGTAGGTTATAGAAATACTTTATTTGTGCAGTTTGTTCAAGCGCAACAGAAGATTCGATTCCTCCAATATCAGGATTTTCTACGCGTAGCGGGTTCTCCGTTCCAGAATTTACAAGCACAGATATGTAATCTGGAGTAAGATCATCATTCTCCTCATCTATGTACAGAACTCGTGCGTTCTCTATATGAGACCCAAGCGTTACATGCCCAGATCCTAATACACCCAATCCAAAATGCTTAATGTAGCCTACGTTAAGGACAGCAGACCCTGTGGCGAAGAAGCCAACATTGCCCTTGTAAAGCTTCCAATCCTGCCCAGCCGTCAAGGCAATGTTCCTGAACGTACCAGAAGAGCTAGAGCGAATTTCAATATCACAGTTGTGCACAGTGGCATTGTACACGTCTAATGTTGGTATGTTATCAAGCTCAACACCTACGTCCGCGCGGCTCGCCACATTGTAAATTATCATTGCTGTCGTGCAATTCGATACCTGCAGTCCTCTTGATATGCCACCGTTGGCCCTAATCCGCACTGCTTTATTATTTTTAACGACTGTAGAGATGCTATTTTTTACCTCTATGCCTATAACATTCTTTCCGTAGCAGTCAGATACAGAATTACCGCGTGCTTCGAGCGTAGTTGCCTTATTTAGCGTAACATTATCAATGTAGGCTGACGGAAGTGTTGCCATTATTTTTTGAACCTAAATTTCAATTTTAAAATTGACATCCCAGTAAAATCAACATCCTGCGATATACTAAAAATTCTATTTGGACGAAAACTGAATACAGCGTTGTTTTCGTCGCCCAGACAGTACACGTATTGTCCACTTGCTGGTACAAAGTCAGTTGGTATTATGCGCCCTCTCGTGACGCCCCCACCCACACTTAGCACGTTTTCCTCATCCGACACTTCCCAAAATGCCGCTACACCATCCCCGTAGCTTGGTAGCTCAAAATCTCCGTTGCGTACACGGCCAGTCATGTTGTATGTTAGTTCTGGTGCAACAACTCCGGTATTCGTCTGTGGGACATTCAACGAGAGAATAGCACTTTTTTGAGTAGTCCTATTTCTGTCGGCCCATAGGCGAACAGCGTATACGCCATAAGCGTCAAGCGGGCCAAATGTAGTTTGTTCCGCTACTGGGCTTTTAAACGCTGTGGACGCGTTTCGTGGGATTGATAAATATTCCCACTCGTATTGTGTGGCTGCATAGCCACTAGAGGATAAAAGCATAGTTGCCCCAAGCGTAACGCGCTTTGGAGCAGTTCCTGCCCCTGCTATTATGGAGGAAGAGATACTAAGCATCTTTTAATCCATCCATTAGAATTCCCCAGCAATAGTTAACTCCAGATATTGAAGCAACTGGACAATTTATTGCAGGTATTCCCTTAGTCCAAATTCCATGTGTAGTCTGCCCAGCACAATTGAAGTTAGACACTTCGCAACGTTCCACACGCCCTTTTTCTGCAGACGCGAAGATTCCAACCCCATTTCCAGAAGGAACATCGAAGTCGTAAACAGCACAAGTATAGCACAAAAATGTTTCTATGTTCTCTGCGTATATTCCAACTAAGTTTCCAGAGCTATCTGCCGCCTGAAGCACATTTATACCCTGAAGCGTGAATCTGCCCGATTCAAGGATTGCTACACATGCTCTATGCTTAGTCGTCTTTAGCGGTTGGACATACACAGAATACGGATCTTCCGCAAATATAGATCCATCTAAACCAGATATAACAATGCTGTCTGTAGTCACATATGTTCCTGGAAGAATTCTAATTTGATCCCCAGACGCAAAGACAGTTAAGGCTTTATCAATTGAATAGTATGGACTTTGCCGAGATCCATCACCGGATCCATCGCTACCAGATTGCGAATCTACCCAAATAATGGTCACACGAGACCTCGTATTCTAAACGTCAACGCTTGTACGCCTGTAAATGCACTGATATCTATAGCTACATCTGCGCTTGGAAATGCATTTTGCTTCGACCACACAACGATGTTTCCTACTAGGATTTCAAAAATAAAATCGCTTGCTTGAGGAGTTGGTATCGGGCCTCCTGGGGGACCTAAAGGGAGTCCGTCCCCCCATTCACCAGAAGTATCTGGGGGTAGTGGTAAGGGGAGCCCATCTCCCCACTCTCCGAAGTCATCTGCCATTACTTAGTCACACTCAGTCCGTCTGCATAAATATCTAAAGTTGGAGGCCAAACAGGGGTATAGCCATTAACTCCTGACAGCTTTCCACGTACGGCAACATAAATATATACAACTCCGCGCCAGTCAGCAGTTCCGGTTACTGTAACTTTTTCCCAAATATTGTTTACATCAGACATTTCATCATAATCTGAGTATAGGTTGAACCCGCACCCCTGCAAGGCTAGCCTTGGGCGCCAACCAGCAGTAGCTACAGCTTCGTCTTTGCGTAAGTACAAGTCTACAGTTACTGAAGCACCATCAGCCACGTAAAATGATCCTGCTGTAATATAAGAATGTGAATTTGTTGCTGTAGGCGTAATTTTCATTTTTATGTTGCTTGTGGTGTAATTGGTAACAGTATCTCTAGAAATTACAGATCCACCCGGCCCCCAACCGACAATATCATATTCTACACCATCTTTATTATGTAATGCAAAATAAGAGTCGTCAGGAATATACCCCACATATGACGATCCGGTGGAACAACTTTCTAAATATATACCATCCGATGGCATACTTCCACAGGTTAATGCATTAGCCGGGGCTGCTAATAAACACTCATTGCAGACACCTTTTCCACGCCCGCCAGCAGATGTGTACTGCGGGGGAGCCCACATGATGTTTGAGCGATAATTTGCAGTGGTTTGACCAAATAATTCACGATTACCGTGGTAATAAAAATCATAGGCATCTATAAACAAACCACTTTGTGCTGCATTATTATCAGTATTACAGTTGTCGTAAGTATTATCATTCGATATGATATATGTAGTGCCTTGTGTAGGAATGATTTCAACACAGAAGTCGCCGCAAGAATCAATATCATTATTGTAAAAGTGTAAAGATCTCCCACGCATCTCAAAACAACTCGCCCCAGAATTTCTGACTTCATTGTATGCGATGGTTTGCAACATCCCGCGAGTATAGTTCGCTGATTCGCTGAGTGCGGCAGCGTTTATAGTTGTTCCGTGTAAAATAGAATTTGTAACATTAAACGTCGAATTCGTAAACTGCAAACATCCTGAACCGTGACTGCACCAAAAACCGTCTATTAAAACGTCACCAAGTGATCCAGAGGCAGTTATGCCATACCCCAAAGCTGACGGACCTTCAAAAGCGGACAAATCTTGTACAGTCTTTTGTTCTAGAAACAAGCCAGTCTGAAGGAAAATACCATTCCCTCCACGGTAGTCAAATGCTATCAAGCCTTCTATTTTGGTCCATGACGCAGCATTGAAATAAAAACATGCAACTGCAGCACCATCTTCACAATTTAATGCGGCCACATGATTAACTGTTCCCATGGAAAGCGCGGAAGTATTGTACATTAACGCGGCGGCGTTGGTGGCATCGCCCATCTCATCTAGTAGTACCCAGTTGATATCATAAGGATCAGCAATTCCCGCACTGTAAATTCTAGAATGTATGGCAGCACTGTCTGAACGTATGATAAAGTTCCTGCTAGCATTTACAACTAAATCACCTATTTGATGATCTTCAGTTAAAGTTACTGCAGCTATTTGGTTATCTGCAGGAGCAGTCCACGATGTAATTTCTTCTGGGTCATCCCCTGCTGCAGGTGCTACAGCAGCATTTCCACCAATACCTATGAGTATTCTATCACCACTCCAACCAGAACTAGCATTCCAATTTACAGCAGGGTATAGCCGCAAGGTTCTACCTGCCCCGGCAGTACAAGCAGGGGCGCATGCTGCGATGCGAGAACGATGTACAGTACCAGAAGCCGTATCAAAATTTTCACATCCATACACTTTTAGATTACCACCAGCAATATACATTGTATACTTCTGACTTGCTGCAGACGTGGCAAATTCCCAAATACCTGTATTGGCACAGTTAAGGGGATTGACCGAGGTGCCTACTTGTATTTTACCAGCACCTTGTACTCTGACTGAAGAGTACGCCGTGAATGTCCAATTTCCAGCAGGGTTTGATGGCCAATACAGGGTTCCAGAAATATCCAAGTCGTAGGTAACTGTACTCGCTGGCGAAGTACCGACCGATGTGTTGCCGTCGATAGTAATTGTGTGTCCAGCCTGAATAGTCGCGCTGTCTCCTACTCCTGGTACACCCCCACCACCCCAAGTAGCCGGGACGCTCCAGGCACCATCTCCTGAAGACGTATATGCTACTGCCCACGAAATATTAGGAATTAATAAACATAATAAAAAAAGAATAGATCGCATTACCACACCTACACTATTGTTGCTTGCCCGAGAACAACATATTGTTTATTGTTAACTGGAATTATCTCGTTTGTGGGCATAGTAGAATTTCCGCTTTCGTCGCGTAAATAATAACTGTGTATGATTACTGCATCTACGCTTGTAACCGGATAATCACCGTATCCTTCTTGCAGAACTATGATTAAATCGCTCTTTTGAATGTCATTCCCAAGCCTGTAATTTTCATTTATATATTGGGATAGTGCATTTCTAACCCGGTTTCTTACTGTAGCGCCATCTGCATTTGGTAACAATGTTAGGGAGGCATTTATGTATAAATACATCGGGTATGCTTGTTTCAGCAAAACGTCTGCTGTCAATATATTGTTTTCCGGAAGATCAAAATTTCCTTGAGAGTTGTACAACGTCTCTGGGTAGGTGTACGAAATAGTAAATGTCTCGCCCGCTGACAATGCCGCTGCTGTACTTATCTCTACATAATCTATTGCTTCTGTACTTCTGCGCCGCCCCGATGTAGAGTCTTTTGTAACCGAATATTGAGACGATGGCAGCGTTCCAACGCTCACTGCTACAGGAGCAGAGGCCGCAATTATCGGACGTTTGCTAAAGTAGTATCTAGGCTGCGACGGATCGTAGGTAAAAGTGTCAGTCTTTGCCGCTAAACTTGTATCTATGACAAATGCATCGACACCTGTAGTTCTTTCTGCGTCCGAATCTTCCGCACTAATTGCGTAAGCATCGATAAACCCCAAGTCTTTAAGATACTTTCGAAGACCATTAACTACGTTAAGCTCCCGTCCTGTTTTAGCTAACCGAATACGGGCACGCAGATCGTCATCTAATTCTTCGTCCCGGCCACCAATAGCAGCTGTTCTGTTTGTTACACCAGCAATATCAGAGACAGCAGAAACAATAGTATTTATAAACGTGGCGCCCACATTACCAACCGTCCCAGATATGTCACACACAGCTGCAGCCGTAAATTCGTAGCGAGATCTGTCGTACGAATAATACGCCGGCATGCTGCCAACAGCAAATCTAGCCTCTGCCACTGTCGTAAACGTTACTGGTGAAACAAAGGAAGTTCCCGATGTTCTGACCGACGTGCCCGCTGGAATAACAATGTCGCTGCTTGGCAATGTAGTAGCATAAAATGTCAACGTTACTGTTGCATATGAGCCTGTCAGGCGCTCTTTTTTGTAGTTAGTTGCTTCATTGTCTAAGTCTGTTCCCGCTAGGCGGTCTAGAATATGTAAATTTTGAACTTTTGAAATCTCTCCCATTATTATCTTTCCGCCAATAGAAAACGGAAGAAGTAAAAGATCTTTCGCTATACTGTTATCACTGGTGTCTAGACTTCTGTTAAAGGCCCGCAAGAATGTCTTTATCTCAGCCAGCAGCGTTTGAAGCGTTTTAATAGACGCCATATTTATCCCACCTTAACTGTTTTATTAGATATAGACACTTGATTGCCAGTAAGATCTTTGACTGTTAAATTTACTATAAATTGTCTTGGCTCGTCGCTTGCCTGGTATGCTTCTATTGTATCAATTGAGTCAACCAACTCAGAACCCTTAAATCGCCTGTTGTAGTCCAAGTAAAACGTAACTTGATTGCTCTCTGGAAGTGCAATTACCTTTTCTCCAATAATAATTTCTTGTCTAGACGCAAAGCTTGACGGCGTTGCTGTAAACGTCTCTAAGAAGTTTGTCTCATAGATGTTCTTAAACACCTTTGAAACTCCATACTCATAGGCTGTCCCATTATTTACGCCAGTATCTGTAAACTTCCAAGTTTGTGCCCGATCTGAAATGCGAGTAAATTGCTCTGTCGTTCCTGCCCCACGTCTCCAGATAGAAAAACCAGACAAGTCTGGGTCTGTAAGTGAAACTTCATCTAACTGCACCTGTCGGAAGGCGCGCGCTATAATATTTATTAACGTCTTTACATATCGGTATTTCACTGCCTTTTGGTTAATAAGGGCTTTTCCAACTGATTGATCATTTATTACAGCCCGGACTAACTGCGCTACAAGCTTAAAATGCCCGTCCACCAGCTGGATGTCTCCAGTCGGAGATAACGCAAGAGTACATTTTTTTACTTGACCCTCTGGAATAAGCACCTTTAGGTCTGTTTGGTATGGGAGTGTCATGATCCACACGAGTCAATTGCTTCAACAAAGTCATCGAATAATTGACTTATCCTATCAATAGTAGTAGTTAGTTTATTTTTATCATCTAATGCAGCAATGTATTGGTTTAGCTCATATTGGCGCTCTTCTATATCAGACAACGCTAAATCCTTTGCGCTTGTAATTGCTGCGGCAATCTGGGCAACTGGGTCGCAATCTGCATATGGGCGTATGAAGCTTTCAAGTATTGCTAATGGCGCACTTATTGGGTCCACAATCTGTTCCCACGCAGCTAGCTCAGCTTGATATTGTAGCTTGCGCAATTCATCCTCGTAATCAGCCCCAGCTATTAAAAGAGCCGTTTTAATAACGTCTAAAATAGCTTCTAATGACGTGACTAGGTTCTTCAGGTCTGCTTTTGCTCCGCTTCCTAAGCTCCCAACGAACGCACAAAAACATTCAATGCCTTCATCGCTATTATCACCAAATGCCACACAGACCTCCTATTTAGCAGATTTTACCCCCGTTTCTTAGAAGGGATTTAACTAGTGGAAGATCATCTCTGTATAATAGTGTGGGAGGTAAAATGGAAAAAGGAATTTTAGTTATTTCGCATAACGACTTAGATGGTGTTGCGTGCGTCATACTGCTGAAAAGAAGCACTGATAAGCCAGTCGAGTATGTTCTTGCAGACTACAACAGTGTAGATTACGAAATTAACCAAAGGATTACGCGCGAAGCGCAGCATAAATATAGCCAAATTTTCATAACAGATATTTGCCCGTTAGAAGGTACATGTATGCATATAAACCAGCAATATTCTGCTGGGGTTCAAGTAAAGCTTTTAGATCACCATACGACGAGATCTTGGGTCAACGACTATCCTTGGGCAACGTACGAAAATCATATTTGCGGGTGCGAACTCGTGTATGAATACATTACCAAGCATTTTCCTGTAGGGGAAAGCAAAGCCGCAGAACAAGACTGGATGTTTGCACAGGCAGTTGGTGCTTGGGATCTTTGGCGAGTAAGTAGCCCCCATAGACCTAGAGGAGAAGAGTTAAACAGCCTACTACGATTTATAGGAAAAGATTCATTTATTAGAGTTTTTTCTGAAGATATAAATCAGGACAAAAAAGAATTTCAAAGCACCATATCCTACCTAGCAGATAAAAAGAAAAGGTATGTGGGCAGTGTTCTTGCAAATCAGCTAGATAGTGCCCCGATCCATTCTGATGGACAGGGGCTTCAGTTCAAGATCATATTTGCAACTGACTACGTAAGTGACATAGGCGACTCAATATTAAGGCACCCAGACTACGAAGATATCGATTACGTTGTGCTTGTAAACCCAGTAATGAACGCGGTATCACTGCGTTCCAGAAAGGGCGATGTCGATGTGGCCAGACTTGCCAAACGTCTTGGTGGTGGGGGGCACAAATCAGCTGCTGGCTTCTCTAAAAATTTTACGTATGGAATAGACAAAAAACTGTCTAATCTACTTAACCTATTAGAATACTAAACTGTTTTTACTTTTGGTGACAACGCTGGGGACAGCGCAGATTTGAACGCCTCAAGAGCGATTTTCATAGTGACTATCTGCGCTTGCATATTTATGGCGGTTGGTGATGCTGGCCACGGAATTGTGGGCGCTGGAGTCAACAGAGGAACACTTGCAAAGTATGCCGTCATCCAGTCTAAAAATGTTGAAAACGCTATTAAAAATGTATTTTCTGCAGCCGTATACTGGTTTCCTTTTATAAGCTGCTCTGAAGCAGCTACTCCTCCTAGTTGTACTTCAGTGCCGTCAACAAGAGCTTTTCCAGTTTTGGCTACTAATTCAGCATTGCCAGCTTCGTCTAAACCAATAGATGCAACAGGATTTCCCCCTACAAGGGATTGAAACAGTACCCGTAATTTACTCCCATAAGAGCTAATGTCTGGAACAGCGCCTAAAGTCGTATCCTTTATTTCGCCCAAGTGCATTCTAGCTAGTTTAACGCCGCCCTTTGCAACCTCAATAAAGGCCTCTACAGTGGGCACTGCACCCTCTAGGATGACCGTAGCGCCCTTTCCGGGTAGATCCCTAACGGTGGACCCTAGACCAGCCTTAATTCCATTCCCGGCAATCCTAAGGGTCATAGCGCCTAAGCGCAAGATTCTTCCTTTTGTAAAGTATTTAAGACCCTCATTTAGCCCATTTAACAGCCCAAAGTCCCCTGAGTTGGTTAAAGACAGCCAGACACGTTTTGACAGGTTTGATAAGAAAACCTCACCACCCTTGACCTCTTTCGCTAGAACAGTTTCTCCAGTCTGATTGTCTTTTGTTGTTCCAGCTATTTTATTGATATAATTGTACTCTAGCTTGCCTAAGTAATATTCCCAATCATCTGCAAACAGAATTAGCCCATATTCTCCCACTTTTGGCATGGAAAAGTCGCCAGATCCTGATATAATTGGGATGTTGGTAGCGCCGGATTCTTGCCCAAGCCATTTTATATCGACTGTGCGCGACGCAGAATTTACGCTTATAACCTCACCGGGCTGTACGTACAATCCTTGAGTATGTGCTATTGCCATAAGTAACCTTATAATAGAGGGTTTTCAAAGGCACTAGAAATCCCCTCAGAGATTTCTTTGCTCTTTTTATCGTAGTATTCCATCGCGCTATCAAATTTTTTCTCGTAATCAGTTTGAAACCGAAGTCCAGGAAGCTCTGGAAGCTGGTCTTTTCCAGTATTTACGCGGTATAAGTTTTCTGACTTTACAATATACGTATACAGATCCGGAGCGGGCATCAACTCAGATCTCCCAAAATTGGAGTTTATAGATGTTGTTGGCTCCGCGCCAATTGGAATGTTGTGCGTTAGCGAGTTCACGTAGAATATTTCTCGATCTGGAACAATAAAAAGTGGAGATGCAACTTCTAGCTCTGGGCGAAATACAATATTATCCTGTCTTGTATACAGCTGCGCGTTTTCAAACATCAAGAGTTCCCGCGCAGCAAGATCCATAAATTTGACATGATCTCCATCACGAGTGACTAATTTTGGGTTAACATTGAACAGCGGGTTAGTGACTGATCCACGGCGGTATCCGAATCTACGCAGCAGGTTTGTGGCTGTATAGCTACCAACTAGGTCAACTACCCTAGGGTCTGCATCAGAAAACGGGTAAAACCCCTCTAAATGTAAGAATGTTTTTAGCTCTTCGACATTATATGAGCTAGATGTTGATATGATCTCTTCTGGCCCGATCACCTGCATTCCGGGAAAAAGCCGTTCGTGGTGCACAGGATCGTTGTTTTCCTTTAGATACACTAAATCATACTTTAAAAAATCTGTTCCCAGACGTATGGGGTGGTAGCGCACATTCCCAAACCCGTCAACGTACAAATTGTAGTACACCATTTCTGCCACGCCCTGGATTATACTTAGGCGCGAGTCAAAAGAGGACTCAAACGTTTTAACAGATTGCGTATTCCAAATCCTATATGGCGTGGTCTCAGACCCCCAACTGCTAACAAAGCGCTTTCTAGTATGCTTAGTCAATTCCAAGGCTTTGCGTAGACTGAAATTATCCTTTCTGTACGCACCGTTCTCTACAAAGAGGTCTAAGGCCTCATCCGTACCACCAGATCCGTCAGCAGTTGCATTTGTGGCAACTCCAAAATTTCCAAGACCAAAGAAAGATAGATACCCACTTTTTTTATTTTTAGATTTCGCATCTGTATCAGCAACTGTTATATCTGCGATGCGCCCCTTTACGGGATCCCACTTTAAAGATCCGCCAACAAACATTGCGTTTATTATTTCAAAATGATCTATCCCGTAAAAAGGTTTATTGAATATATTTATGGCCTCTTTAGTGCTACGCTCACCTACTTGGATAATGGAAGGTTGTACCATCTCATAACTAACGCGCGCTAGTTCCAGGGAATCTCGGCATTCTAATGTAAGTGACGTAAATCCCTCTGTATTAGAATCACTGATTGACGTTATGTACCCATCAAACAATGGAAAGGTCCAATCTTTATACATGCGTCCCTTTGACCAAACCATAATTGGAAGCATCGGAGCAAATAATTGACTCAGTATGTTAAACGTTTTGTCGAAGAACAGACGCAACTTTCCGTCTCTAGTCAAATTGTAGCTATCGCGGATATCTATTGTAGATGTACCTATTCCGGAAGATACCTTATTTACTACTACATTGGTAATGAAAAAGTTGATCAAGTAGTTTATAAACAGAGATATATCTTCGTCATTTCCCATGACGCGAGCTTGCTGAAGGGCATCATAGAGTGGAGACTTCTTCCAGTTCTTTCCATACGATAAAACGTACTCAAAGTAATATGAAAAAAACTGTAATAGGTTGTGCCCCACACGCTTAAGTGTTTCTCGGGATACAGGGCGTTGCCCTGCCAACGGCTGCCCGTCATCATCGGTTTCAGAAAGCACAAAGGTGTGATTGAAGTCAATAGACACAAGTATCTCAGGCCTATACGTGTTATCTGGAACTATATATGGGATGCCTAGGCTTGGAACAAAGTAGTTTTTTACGAACGGAAAAAACGCTTCGTGCTGCTGTCCCGGTCCATGACGAACAGAATAGCTATATAGCTCTTTCGCTAGAGCACTAGCAATCACATCAGGCATTACACATCTCGGCTGATAAAGTCATTGTTAGGAAATTCACGATCTTCACGATTTTTGCTTTCAGCCAGATTTTTTAGATTTACAATGCTCATTGTGTATTTCCAATTCCATGGTGTTTCTGCATTCTGTTCAAATGAAAACTCGTTTAAGTATATCCTTAAGATTTCTTCCCCCATCTCAAGTGTCATTATATCTCTATCAGCATCAAATAGATCAAACATAGTTTCTAGTCTTTTAAACGTTCTGTACTTTGGCGACATTCCGATAAGCTCAAAGTAAGATAGGCGCCCAGATAATACACTGTTTAGCGTCCCAACAGGTAAATTCCCGCCTAGAGATCCTGTTTCTAAACCAGGGCGTACTTCCTGGATAACTGCATCAACAACAGGCTTTATTGGATTATACCCGTCTTGGATAACCGTTGGTAACAAATTTCCTGTTTGTCCGTTTATCGTAATCATTTCTAGATCAGTTCCCCAGTCGAATACTACAAATCGTCCTGGTGCTGACGTTTGCACCTTCTGAGTTATCTTTTGCTTACTGTATGAAATGGATGACGGGTTGACTTTAAGCGTAACCACATCTTTTGGAAGAATAGAATCTATTGCGCCGCGCTGCGCGAAGTACGCGATTTCAGACCCAATGTAGCGCCTAAACGTGAGCCTTTCTGTCTGCCCAGAATCTGTTAGTAGACCTACAGCGGATCTTGCGTAATCACCAGCTGTGGGCATAGTAGTGTCCCCCTACCTTGAAGATCTAATGTTATATTTAGAAACAATAATAATCTTTTTAGCAATAGCTTCCTTTAGTTTACGTTCAAATAGTGCTACAGCCTCGTTCATCTTACCTTGCGCCTCAAGCGCAGCTAAGTTTTTTATTATGTTAGGGTCTAGCTGCTTCAATTTCATGAGGTGATATCCAACAGATTCTGTATAGCCGCCACTGAACCCTTGAAAACGGAGCATCTCCGCCTTTTGGCCCACAACATCGGATCCCTTGAGTCGATCTTTTAATTCTTGAGATAATGGCTTTGCGAAGCTTTGAAGCTGCGCAGCAGTAGCAGCAATTTGTTCTCGTCCAATCTCTTTACCGTGACTAACTAAGCCTTTACCAAGCAGTTCTATAGTATCGATTGGACTTAAAATAGCCTCTCCTGCCTCTTTAGCCTCACCCTTAGTCGGGAACCTCAAATTAAGCGCTTTTATACCAGCGCCAATAACTTCTACAAGGGCCTCTATCCCCTCGGTTAAACGCAGAACTAGTGGACGAAGCTCATCATGAATATAGTTTTTTATTTTCTGCTCTAAAGATGTTAGATTTGTAGCAATACTAGATCCTGCTTTCAGTAATTTCTTTCGGAGATCTTGTGCGCGGGCCTCCAACGTCTCTCCAGATACACGCTGTTCCCTAATAGTAGTCATAACGTTTTGAAGATTCTTTTCATTGAACGCACCCTCTGTAAACGCATCAGACATTGCTTTCTGCATCTCTTTGGACGTAAATCCAAAGTTTTTAAGCAACTCGCGGACTACTATTTTTTGGGTATCACCAGTATATGCGGATGCTTTCTCATTGATAAAGCTAGCAAAGCGCTCAAACTGCTCTGGAACACCTAAAGATTCAAAGTCTAAAATTTTTCCGGCGATTGAGCTTCCTTCTCCTAGTGCAGCTTTCCAGCCGTCCTCTAATTCTGCGGAAAAACCAGCTACTGTTTTCGACAACTCTTGACGAAGAGCAACCGGCATTTGCCCAAGTCCAATGTCTGCTGCTTTTTTTATTAGCGTGTTGTACAGCGCAGTTGTGCCGAGCAAGTCAGTGTTATACGCCTTCCTCTTGTCAACAAGCTCTGTCCAAGTATTTACATACTCGCCCATGGACATCATTATGCCCTCGTCCCCAAGAGTCTTTGCCTCTTCCCGTAAGAGCACTAAATGATCTTGTGCAATGTCTGTTGCTAATCCGAAGCTATTAACGAGGCCCTGTAACTTTGATACTTGATCTGCTACAGATTGTCCCTGTGCGTACTGTATTCCAAGTAGTTCACTTGCGAGCCCATTCATATCTTTCTGTTCCATGCCCGCCTTAGCTAACGAGTTTAGATATTCTCCAATAGCGTCGTACGACAATTTGAAGTTACCGCGCAGTTCTCCCATTAAGCCCGTAGCGCTCTTTAGACTTTTGTTTTGGGTATCCCATTGGCCTTGTATTTGTTTAGACATGCCCGCAATACGATTAGACTCATTGTATATCTTCAGGAATAGGGCAAGAATACCAAGCAGGCTAAGCTGTACACCTGTAACGCTTGAAGCTGCACTTTTTAGTGTAGTGTTGATCTTTTTAAAGCTATCTACAGTTTTACCAGAAGACTTGCTCGCCATTCCTGTAGCCTCTGCAACATCCTTTCTGTTCTTCGCCTCTTCAGCAGTTAGCGAAGTGATTTCCTTTTGCAACCGTTGTATTTCTTTTAAAGGTACACCTAGCTGGAACAGAAACCTATTTAGCTCCTCTGCTGTATCGCGCTCCTCTGGCGATATAATCTTGTTCTTACCCAAGCTCTGCAGGTCTGTCATTATGTCTCGAATCTGAGCGATATTCTGCATGGCACCCTCAGATTCTGATCTGGCAGTCTTTAAACTCTCTGTCCACGCGCCCACAGCGGCTACGTCAAGATTAAAATTTTCACCCTCTGCCATTATCCGAGATCCCCATCTTCATCCTCTGGAACAACATAGTCATGCGTTATAAATGATCCATCTGGTGCGCGTTCTACAAATGTGCGCTCTATTGGAACTGCACGCTTTTCATCTTGATAAAACTCGTGTATAGCATCACGCATGAATTTTGGAGACCGAAGCTCGCCAGTTTCTCTAGCGTAGGCTATTTGCTCCTGCTGTGCTGAGTTTTTTCTATCAAACCCGTCGTCATTATCAATTTCGTTCTCTGCAAAGTATGCTTCTGGGTTTATGTACATTTTTAATTGGTCTAATGCCGCTGTAGCTAAATTCATTATGCCACTCCTATCATCACCAATAGAAGATAGTAACACCAATTTTTGAACAAAGTTTAAGTCCCGAAATCGCTTATCGGTAGGTAGAACTTTGAAATATCGTATTATAGCTAAATTTAGCTGAAGAAGCTCAGATTTTTCTATTTTTTTTTAAGGTTGGTTACAGTTTCTGTTACTGTGTTGCGAAAAGTTTCATACGCTTCCCACAAGGCGTCTATAACTGCAGGAGATTTTATCTTTTCTGTTAATATTATTTTTGCTTGGTCTAGGGGTGTGACGGCTTTATCCTCTGGAAGACCTACGCGCTTTAGGTACTCTGCCTGATCGGACGCAGAGAGTAACAGGGGCATCCTATTGATAAACTGAATTGCCCGCGCGAGAGTTTCTAACCGCTCAGATATACGCTGTGCGAAAAGGCTTCCATGGCACCCAGCTGCTTCGTACACGGCCATAAGTTCACTAGGCGTAACAGTCCTAAAAACCACGTTTACTTCAAAGTTATTTTCCTTATCCTCAAACACCGTAATCGGGTCTGACTTAGTAAATCCCAGAGTAAATATGTCCTCTAAAACAGATATGTCTCTCTGGTCTTTTAACGAAATAATTGGATCTGCGTTGGGGATAGCTGCAGGCTCGATAGTCATATAGTTTTCCTTTTTCGTTTTCGCTAAGCGACTAATTATCTACGGCGACCACGTACAGTTCTAACTTCGAAAGCCATGGATTCAACTCTGCGTGTAGTACCGGTATCTGTGGTTTTGCTCCAGCTTGTAGCAACCGCATCCACAAAAGTGAGCACACGCTGGCCGCCCCCCCGCTCTGGAGGAAGCTGCATAATCTCAGTAATGTTAACCGGGAAAGTAAAATCTTCTAGCGTATGGAGAGACGCGCCGAATGCCTCTAAAAATGATTTCTCGTAATATTCAACTCTGTTGCAGGTAACTGTTGTATCTGTCCCGCCCCAGACGATTTCCTTTATTTCTGGACCACGGGAAAATAAGACTTCGCGGATTTTTTCCACACCCTGCCTGTTTGAAGACGGGGCAAAACTTTCTAACGATCCAATCTCAACACCATTAATATGTATCGAGTATGCATAAAATACAGAGTGCTGAGTATTAGGAACGGCTCTTTGTGGGTATGCCATCTACGAACTCCTTACAAGCTCAATGCGAACGTGAACGTTACATCAATCCACTGTAAAGATGCCGCCGGCTTGACCTTACCAGTTACATTAACTTGGCGGATTTCTACGTCATCTTGAACTATAGAAAGGTTCTTATAATCTGCTATGATTTCCTCTGACAGCAATGTCTGCATTATGTTTTCAGAGGAGTCTTCCATTGCAAGAATCAAATTCGTGGTAATTTTCTTATTTCTGTACAGTGGGTACAAACCCTCGCGCCAGAACTTTTTGATGTAGTCCTTTTCATCCTGGATACCGAGGTCTTCTGTTAGGGCAGACGTTGTGTCGGTTGTAATGGCTAGAACATTTCGAACCACTCCGCCGGCCTGATTTGCTGGCGAAACACCACGCTTAACCATGTAATCAAGCTCTTCTGGCGTAAACGTGTCAGAGAACGTAATGTTTGGTATAATTTCGTCTGAAATTCCCAAGCCGATCTCTGTAGAGCAGATTTTTCCTGCCAATGCAGCAACGTAGAAACGCGTGTCAAACACGCCCGCGTGCCCAGCGGGAGTAGCTGCTCCTCCCGGCGTTGCAGGAACCACCATGCGCTCATGCCCGTAAGTCTGAGCAAAACTGGCATAGGTGTCATACGTGGTGCCGTTTGGCATTACTGCCATCGTTGTGCGCTCTTGCGCGCGTGCCGGTTGAGAGGCAATAACACTGTGGTTAAAGAAAATGTTTGCCGCTGTAGTAGTGTTTAACGTCCCCGACGACAACGGTACCAAGAACAGCTTATAACCAGTGATCTTATTTAGCAAAATACGCATTGCAATAAACGATGTTTCCAATTCGCTATTGGTCGGATTCTCTGGATCTACCCATGCCGTAGGATTCAGCTGTGCAATAATGACTCCGCCAGCACCCGCGTTAATGCCCAAGGAACCTGAAACAGAGACATCGTTTATATTGCTATCAGTTTTAATCTGTGCTCCATGGTTTACGTATATCTTATTTTCATTCAAATACAAAATCGGCTCATACGCAGTAACTGATCGGGCCTCTGTAAAAGTTAAGTAATAGTTTTCTCCGGTTGTGGGGCCACTTCCACCGCCGAGCCATTGAACAGCACCAGCAGTTAGCTGGTAATCTGTTCCAGATACATATTTGGCTACTCCAGGAAGATCGCCAACTGATACAATCTCATTAACTGAAGTAACTGTTGGGATTACGTCGCTTCCGCCAGCCCCACGAATCATTTGGTAGTCAGAGACTAGCTTATATGGATCCCCAACACCAATGTAGACTGGATAGCGCTCAAACAGGGGCGGAGCAACTGTTCCAGTATCATTCTCAATCTCTATGATTAGACCAGGTACCCGTTTTGCCATTATACTCTCCGATTTTTAGTCACAGATGTGAGCATGCTGCACGCCCACTAACATTAGATATAATATAATGATTCATCTAAAAATGTTTAACTGCCGTCATCAAAATCAAAGTCTGCTACAATGTCAGCCACAATAGCATTTAGTCTTGGGCCAGCTACCTCTTCTCGGTAGTCCCACTGCCCCATTAACTCAAAGCTTATAGAGGATGTGTATAATGGAAAGTCTATACCGGGCGCCGATACAGTAGACTCCCCACTCACACTTGGGTGTCTCGGAATCACAACGTTGTGCTGACCAAAAAATTCCTTTGCGTCAGGATGGACTAAGTACAAGCACACTGTATCGACTAAGTTATCTTTTTCTATTATTGTTCTTGCCCGCACAGCGATATTTAACGCTACTGTGATATCTCCCCCATAGTGCCGCCACTGATCGCCTGCAGCAACCTCATCGTCTACATCCCCAATGAATTCCTTGGAAAACGATAGCGGCGTAAATGTTACGCGGCTTTCACTGATGAGAACAGCTGGAACGTATTGCTCGTGCCAGGAGAGTGTTCCGCCGACCCAAACACCGTACGTAGATTTATTAGTCAAATCTGTGAACTCAATGCGCTTTGTTCCGTCCGTAAGCAGCAGTTGCCCTTTTTCGGCAGCATAAAAGGTGGCCTTTAAATACGTAATAAGGTAGTTCTTAATGAACCTTGACCCTCTGTAGTACATCTGAAGTGGCATAATCTACCCCGTTACTATAGGAACTTGGTATATGCTAGACCGTGGATCCAGGTTGCTTAAATCAAAATGTTGACTGCATAAGACATCTTCAACGTATATTGGGGTGTAGTTTACAATCTGGTAACGTTCCCCAGTTGATGCTCGAACTACAACATCCCACTCATGCACCACAGGCGAGTAATTCGGAGGTGTCGTCCAATAAGACGTTTTAGATTCACGAATAAAACCACTGTCCGTAACCAGCAAGTCTGTTGCAGTTCCTGGAAATGCCAACAAAAACCTATGCGGAGTTCTTCGCATTCGAATAACAGCGTCTATGTCAAGCCACTGCTCATAGCCAAACAAGGAATCGTAGAATCCTGGCTCATCCTCAACGTCAGGTTGCATCCTATCGAAATCGACCGCTGGAGAGATAGTTCCGTAGTTAAACGTTACAACGTTAAACGCTGTAAATGGCGGCGTGTTGAACACCACGTACATTGCGTCCTCAATGGCATCACCATTATAGTCTATTTGGTTTCTAAATATATCAAATGCAAACTCTTTTCGGTCGTCAACAAAAGAGTATTTATCTACAGCGGCTTCCCACACGTCTGTACTGCCACTAGCCTGTACAGTAGCTGTCAATGCAAAGATGTCTGGATACTCATCTTGCTCGCTAACGCTCTGACGCCACAGTGGAAAGCGCAACATTCCAGTGTCTGGATCTACGTTATATGAATACGCAGATGCAGTCTGCGTTATAGTGCTCACTTTTCTATCTGAAAAGTGTCGCGTAGCAGAGGCGCTTGCCCCCCGCTTGAGCAAATAGCACGCCTCTCCTAATACCTCTAGTCCTGTGTGATTTTGCTTCACAGCAAAACTAAGTATATTATTGCTGCGGCGTATTCTATATGGGGGAGACCAACCGGGCATACAAAAAACCTCGCAATCTTGTAACATTCTACAAGATCACAAGGATTTTTATTTAACTTGTGACAGAAAAGCTAGTGAATGAGGCCAAATTCTAGGGGTCGCATGCTCCCATAATCCAATGTAACTTCATTTGTTTCGTAATTTGGAGTGGCGCGCAGTTCAATGAGTATTATCCCATACATAAACTTTTTATCTGTTTTTTGTGCAAGTTGTGCGCGGTACTCGTCTGGAACAGGCATTTCTAAATATAACTGCATAACAAATATGCCAATACCAGATTTACAAAATGAATCTAGCATCTCGTACTTATATTTTCGCACATTGTCAAATTGCTTAGGAGAAAGCATGTAGTATTCTGAAATAAGTCGCTCGCCAGACATTAAAAGAGCTTCGCAGTCTTCAGGGAATAGCTCTTTATGCGAAGCGATTGGGGCATCTGGAATCGCAGAAACGGAGCAAGAAACTGCGCTACACAGCAATAGTAGACTCAGGAATTTTAGGCGGACCATACCACATTACCTCCCAGCATTCAGGGGCTTTAAATGTTAGTGCTGCACCACGCATCCTAGACAATACATATGCATCGTCATCAAACAACAAAATAGGTAAATTCATTGGTATTTTTGGGCGAATAAGCCTGTTGAACGAATTAAATTTGTGGTCAGACGCTGGAGAATTCTGGCCTGTAGGGCGCATTATTAGCCGAGAGTACTCTACTTCTATATCGAACGCTTTCTCTAGCCAGAAACTCGTTACGTCCCTAAGATAGTCTTCCCTGCTAGTTAAAAAGAAAAAATCGGCACATGTATCTAATAGATATTTAAGCGGTTTTTCAGCAGCTACAATTTTTTTGTCTTTGCTAACTTCATCCACAGACAAAAACGCAGCCCAATCTGGCGGGTCCTTTTTAACGTAGTGGAGCCTGTGTTCGGGATCGGCTATAGTAGAGTCTATGTCACATACGACAACGTACATACAAACATTATACAAGAACTAGATTTGCTCAATGTGCACAATAGATTTTTTTTGTATAAGTTTTATCTTAAACACCCCACCTATGTTGCTTTTTATTTCTAAAAAGTCCCGATCAAATGAAACCAGTATACCAACTACACACTCTTTGTCACACAGTTTAATTTGCAGGACTTTTCCCTTTAGGCCCTCTAGCACCAAAGACTCCTTAGAATGTAAACGTTTTGAGAAAAAGTATAACTATTGGTATGCTGCGCTTAATAGTCTGCTCCAGAAACCGGCCGGCATCGCGTTGAGCACCCTCGCTGCCCGTACGCCTCCGGGCATCCATTGATACATAACGAGCCCTTTAGAGCGGAACTGTTGTTTAAATTTAATTACCAATGTGTTAAAGCGGTTGAGGATATTACTAATCATAGTTGATAGCTTGCTAAAGTGATCGATAACTAGCGAGTTTCCGCCTAAGCTGTAACTAAAATCTGTGTCAATAGCAAAAATACCCTGAGACTCAAGGGCCGCAATAGTAGCTGCGTCTATTAGGATAGACCCATATTGGTCAAATGGAAATGTCGATACTGAAAATCCTGTATAAGGAGGAATGGCATTTATTATCTGTGCCCCACGTTCTAGATAGAAGATAAGATTTTTGTCGTCATATCCAAAGAAGAACTGAATGCTAGGTTCTCCAGTCGGTTTATCAATATTTTGTATGTCATCTTTTATACTCTTACGGGCTTTATCAACCTGTAGTCGGAGCGCTGCGGCATATGCAAACTGGCGCACAGGAACAGACTTCACATAAATACTTTGGTGAATCCGCTCATCAGACAGTGCACAGTTGAAATCAAGAACGTATTCGGAGTTGTATGTAGAAGCGTCAAACGTATACTGATAAACTCCAGTAGACGGATGCGCTACTACACCTCCTCCTGCGGCTGTAAAACTTTGAGTCACAACATTCACATCGTCGGAAACGCGTGCCATATTGAACGTGCTTGTAGACGCAACATCTGTAAGAACGCCTGTTGCGGGATCGCGCACGAATACAGTTAGCGGCTCTGTTTGGTTAGCACGAACAATATCAAAATCGGTAAATGATTGCATTTACTAACTCATCCAGATTTCTGTTGTTTAGAACTGTACACTAAGCGCTTTAGGTCTCTAACAGCGGCATCAAATATTACAATATCGGAGTTCACCAGATCGACCTGCAGCTGTTCTATATTATTGGGCTGCACAAATATGAATTTAAAACTGTCTCCCAACTTCTTAGCCCGCAGTAGTGTACACCCGCGCATCTTTAGATAGGCTGCTAGCGTCATGTCATTTGTTACAAATTCTTTATATTGTGTAACTGCGTCTGACATAGGGGAACTCTTTTCGGAAATATGTTAGGCTAAAGTCAAATTCCACTTATCAAGCACGTACCCGCATATGCCATTAGTATCTTCAACAGCAATAATATTTTTGCCATTGTACACGAGTGCCCCAACTACTGTAAATGTCTCTCCTGGCCAAAGCTCATGCGCCACAACAGTGCCTGGTGCTAGGTCTCCAAGGATGTCTATGCCGGCAGCGACCTCTAACTTATAGGCGCGATCATTGAGCTTAGAGGCTATACTCTTAAACTCCTTCGCCCCAGGAGCCTTCGCTAGTAAGAACTCGCTGTACAAGTCAGATCCAAAATCTCTAATTCTAGAGTTCAGGTATTTTATCGCAACTACAGGATCATCTATTACAGACGCTCTTTGCAGCATAGCAATAAAAGAGTTTTCTGTCATCCCAAGCAGCGTGTACCAATTTCTTTCTTTTGGTTCCTTAACGTGTGCGTCCGCTATTTTTTCTGTAAACTTATCAAACGTAGCGCTTGCGGCATGTCTAGACAGTGGATCACTTGGGTACAAGTCAAATAAGAAACGGTGCAAAGTTTCACACCACTCCTCTGGTGCTTCCACGCCAGACTTCTTTGCAAACTCCGTGATTTTATCCTGATCTCCGTCCATACCTTTCCAAAACTCTTTCCATTGCGACTTCTGAGCTTCTACAAAGGTATACAAGCTGCGCGGAGGCTGCTTTCGATCTTTGTTCTGTGCGGTTAATACCATAGGCATAGTCTACGCCCCCAATCAATCGCCATTCGGTGAAGCTCGCATACTATCGAACTCTTCGCAGCAGGCGTACACGGAAAAAGTCTGGTCTACAGCAGCATTATTTTGTAGATTTAATACCATTTTAATTGGCCGTAATATTTTATTTGCTTGTGCAAATGACGGTATGACGTTTCCTCCCAGCGTAGGTGGAAAAATTACGTCTTTGTAGTTCATTACGGCAATAACTTTATCTGTGGCATCCGGAAAAGAATGGGCCTCTAAGGTTTCACCATCTAAAGTAACTGTTGCCACATACTGCGCAGTAGACCCACCAATAGGCACAACAAACAGCGTTAGATTTTTTATAGCGCTCGATGATTGAATAACAGGATCTACCTCGGCAATTCCGCCACTTGCAGAGACAGTGACTGTTTTTACAAGCACAACAGCAGAAGTTGACGCAGCCATGATTAACCCCTCATCGGTATAAAAAAGCGGGGGAGGAGACCTCCCCCGTCTGCACTACTCGTTAAACGACTCTTCTACCGGGTCAGTCGCAAAGGAAGACAGCATTTCCTTCGCCCACTCCTTCACACTGACGAAAACACCATTGGAAGCCAAATACGCAAAATCTTGCTCTTTGAAAGCACCACTCTGCTCTATTAAAGCCTCCAACATAGTCTCTTCAGATACACTCTTGTGTTTGGCCTTAAGGCACAGCGGAGCAATCTTAGGATTTAGCTCTGCTGTTGCAGACGCGCGCACGTATCCAGGATCCTTTACGTCTTCTCGCGCTCGACTGACGTACTTTTTGATCTTTGCGTCTATGCGGGCTTTCCGCTCGACATTCTGCGCATAGTACGTCTCTGCCTGATCCGGGTCCAACAACTCTAAGGCGTTGCGGTAGATGAGTTTAAACAAATCCCTACAACCCTTTAGCGACTCGGGATCTACTTGATCCGATATACATACCGGATCTTTTCCTGGAGGAACATAGATCGGCTCTGCAGAATCGGGGCTGATTTGAAAAACAATAGGCCCCGCGTCTGGTAGCGCATCTGTTGTGCCAGTTAGATTCCTCACCCAAACTTCCTTACCCTCTTGAATCAATTTTTGTAGAGTAAGCCTCTTTGTCTTAGCTGCCATGATAATCTCCTTTTCGTTTTCGGCAGGTTTAAAATACAAGTACATTATAGAACATATACACGTAAAACCTTAACTCTTGTCGAATTGTACATGATTTTTAGTTACAAAATCCATGATTTCCTGATACGGAACAAGATTTTGCTTTGTTATTATTGTAGATCCATCAAGCAATATAGATCCTAACTGAAGTTGCTGCCCGTTTATCGATTTTATTTGTGCTGATATTAGGTGCCCTTGACTAGATTCTGTTTCTGTTGACGAAATTGCGATCCCAAGCTTTTCCAACTCTGCAACCTTGCTATTTAGGTCGGGCGCAGAATTTGGATTGAAGTAAGTACCCTTTATCAGATATAGATCAGGGTTAGTTTCCACAATTTTTTTTATTTTGTTTGTGACTTGATCTATAAACATGTCGGCTCCGAAAAAAATTGGCGTGCCCTGTAAGAGCACGCCAATATGTTATCAACTAGACCTTGTGTTTAGTCTTGCAGTTTTTTTTCAAGGCGTGCAAGACGACGCGCTAGAAAAGCAACCTTAGTTTCGAGGTCTGTGCCCTTCTCTTTTCCAGCAAGGCGCCCCTTGCGAGCCCCACGAAGCGAAGCATCAGCAGGTGCCTTACGCGCATCTGCACGCGCCTTTAGACGGGCAACTACGTCACTCTTTGCTTTTGGAGCTACCTTACCATCTCTGCGGTCTGCTTCCATGTTGATCTTGGTCAACTTGGCGCGGATGGCTGGCACACTCTCAGGAGTTGCCTCCATAAGTGCTTTGTTGGTTTCATCTACGTGCTTTGCCAGATCAACATACCCCTTGTCCTCTAACTCCTGGGCCGCTAGGTCTAGTTGTCGCTGGAGAGCTTTTTTATTAAAACGCATAATAAATCCTCCTATTCGTGCTAACTGTTATCTCCAAGACAACTTATACCTTGTCGCCAAGAGCAACGCCGGCTGCGTTGATTAGGACCATGGAAATCAACTCGTACCAGAACCATCCCTGACGTGGCTTCCCTAGAACGAACTCGTTGACTGCTTCAGAGAATAGCTCAACGCGGATAGGCATACCACCCAAGTACTCAGGCGCCGTTGTGGCAACCACAGAACCAGGCTGTAGAATTTCATAGGTGTTGGTACCTGCGGTTGTGATGATGTCCGCATTCAAGATACGGCCTATGTAGCCAGCCATGATTAACTCGCGCTGGGTTACGGGGTCAACCTCGGTACGCACTTGGTTCACAAGGTCACTTACTTCTTGACGGTGAATGATGAACTTGTCGCAGATTAAGCGGTGGCGTTCAATCTGGTAACGCATTGCTTCAAAAGCAGCCATATTCAATGTAGCGAAGAAGCTGGTTGCGTTGACGGCGTTTCCACCGCTCTGAAGCAGGTTGATAGCTGCCAAGTCTTCTTTGTGCTCGATATCCTGACGCGCACGATCCTGAATACGCGCTAGAATGTCAAACTGTGCACGGTACTTGTCCTTGATCTCAATGCTTGGGAAAGCAGTGATCTCAAACTCAGGCGGGTATACGTAGGTGGACTCAACAACGGATTGTGGAGTTTCACCGTCTTCTGCGATCTGGTACGCAGTAACAAAGATGTCTTTGTCGTAACGTACGATCTCACCGGCCTTAACTGTGCGTGGTGCCCAGACTTTACGAGCTAGGCCCTCATAGTCGATGACTTCTTTGATCGGGTTTAGTAATGCCTGCCCGATCTGGTGGAAGCCCTCGCCTCCTGGATCCGCGAAAGCTTCGCGCACGATGCTGTCAGCTTCAGCAGCGTCTATATCCATGGATGCTGTGCGCTCAACCTGATAGGACCCATCATGAATCCCATCCAAGATGCCCTGAATCATGTCCAACGCTTCACCAGTGTTGCCGGCGTTTAGCTCACCACTAGCGTTGAATAGATTTTCCATTGCAGACGCCTTGCGAATTCCTGATTTCCCCTTAGGACCAAACGCACGGGGATTAAACTCGTCACCCGTCTTTTTGTCCACAACGGTTTGCTTCTTGCCATTTAGATAAGGATTCATTTGGTAGCCTCCTGTATTAAAATTCTATTATGAAGTTACTCTTATCTGGTCCAGTCCTAGGAATGGATCAGCAGCAGTAGGGACCTTAATTACTCGACCACACACGCTGTTTCCGCTCGTAGTGTTGCTTGTCCAGCGGCTCTGCGCGTCAAATGTCAGCGGGTTGTTGATTGCATAAGTCATAGTTGGATCGTACTGATCCGTGTAAATTTTTGCGTCACCTTCGATAACAACGATCAAGCCGCTACCAAGAGTGTCGTCTGGCTGACGGTCATAGTTAACGCCACGAGTGTCCCGTGTACCAGACTTGTCCCACGCCACCTGGGATGCAGATAGTGTATAAGAATACCAAACTACAACAGTTGCGGCAGCGGCAATTGCCCCACCAACAATACGTGTCACTAGTCCATTTGCAAGCGTAACAGTGTAATCAACGCCCTGAGTATATGTAACTGCGCCTGCGGCGTTAGTCACCTTGATGCTTGCGGTGTTTACAACGTTACCACCGTTTAGAGTAATAATGTTGTTAGCGTTGAATGTTTTTGTCTCAACCGTGGTTCTGCGCCACGAAGAGTCAGCGTCCTTCCAAAATGTTCCAATAGGAACTGTTCCGCTAGCTGCAGTTGTAGCAACAGTAACGCCGGACCCGTTGGTAGCCAAAAATGCAACCATACCTGATGTAACGCTAACGTTCTCGTCTACGGGATAAAACGGGCGATTCTTGTAGTAGCCTCTTTTTTTGTCTAACATTTGAGTTCTCCTCTTGAATTAATCAACAATTAGTTACTGTACTTATCAAAATCTAGTAGGTCTATTTATTAGCTTAGCGTGCTTTTGAATTCCGGCGAGCTTCGGAGACGCGCCATTAAACTGAAGGGCTGCGCTAAGCCGCGACACCTTATCCTCAACCTGTGCGGGTGCGTCGGTGTGTGTGGTAATGGGCACAGATCCCTGCGCTGCGCGCTTTCGTATAGAAGCGGCTCTTTGAGACATAAACGCAGTATCATCCATGTCATCAGATGCCTCAGGGATCTGAGTTTCTGTTTCGCCAATAGCTGCTTCGTACTCAACAAATGCAGTATCGTCCATGTCCATGTACTTATCGGCCTGGTCGATCACGAGGTCAATAAACTCATCTGCGTTCGAACGGAAGCCGGCTTCGATCACACCGCTTGCTACGTCAGGCTGTAGGCCGCCAACCTTAACCAGCATTTCGTACATGCTAGCCTTGATCGGGTGCACACCACGATTGACAAGATTCTTGTTCATAGCTGTCATGGCAAGCTTCAGCGCACGAGCGTACTTCAACTTGATATCAATCAAGGAAGCCGTATTCGCCTTTGCGCCCACCTTGTCATCTTCCTTTTTATCCTTCTTCTTCATCTTCTTCATGTCATCTTTATCAACAGCACCACATTCTGCAACGCGGGCCTTGTATGCAACCAAAGTCTTTTTGATACCAGCATGCTTCATACCCTTTACTAGGGATGCCACGTAGTCTCTGCTTGCAAACTCATCTTCTGGAAGCTCATCTGGCTTATCGATAGTAAAAATAGGTTGGTCGTCTTTGTCCAACACATCCCAGGCAGTCTTATCAGCATTTAGGGAAAAAGAAAGATCGCTAACCTTAAGCATCTTGGGAATCTCGTCTTTTTTCACTTTTGTGATCTGCGGAGCGGGTGCTTTTGGTCCGGAACGCTTTTTCTTGTCTGTCTCATAGTTGAACTCTTCGCTCAGCGTCTTTGAGTTGCCATCTCCATACTCAGCAACCTTGGCTAGACGAGCTTTGCGTGCATTTCTTAGGCTAGCCGTCATGGTTTCCTCCTCATTTGATAAGATCAAACTTTCTGGTTCTAGTCCAAATTCGTCAACTGAAATGTCTTCCTCTTCGAGGTCATTCTGCTTGTCCTTGTAATCCTCTAGCTCGTCGTCTTGATCATCTTCATCGAGCAGTGATTTTTCCAAGACATCTTTTATATCCGTAAGAACGTCTACTGTTTCTTCGCTAAACTCGTCTAGTTTAGTCTCTAAGGACTTTAGGCGCTCTTCTTCCAACTTCTCGTCAACAACTTTGTCTTCTACTTTTTTTTCAATATCTTCCTTGGGCGCGCCCTTCGGCGGAGGAGGAATAGCTGGAGCGCCCTGTTGCGGTGGTTGCGCCACCGGTTGTTTCGCGGGGGCACCCTCAGGACCCATATCTGTAACCTTTGGTTGTGGGGCCGGGACCTGTTGAGCGCTTTTGATAAACGATCCTAACTTTTTAGCAGCATTAGTACGCAATGGCATTCCACAACTCCTATTGTTATGATTTTATGTTAAACGAAAAAAATTCTTTAACTGTCGTTCTATATTTTTTTACCAAAGTTTATCTATAAGTTTTATAACAGATTCAGGAAGGCGGCTCATGTTAGCCTTAAAATACCTAGCAGCTTCAATCTGGTCGTCCTTGGATAGTATTGCGTTTACGGCACGAACTACATCAGACCCATGTGAAGCCGCCTTTCTCATTGCTGCTCGCTGTAGCATTCTCTGTGTCAATGCATCTGGGTCTGCTGGGCTTCCAACATTTGATAATTCCTGGAACTCCACACCAAAGCATTTTTCATGCACAGTTTCGCCATCGATATTTGCCATCTTATAAAATTTTAGGCAGTCGCAAAGATCGGAGTCCGTATATGCAGTCTTATTACAATGAGAACACTGCACACTATCACACTGGCAGCCCATTGACCATCCTGAAGCCTTCCCACTTAAGATCGCTTCAGCCAACGGAATATCCTTGGTGGTATCTATAGCAGCAACTGCAATTACGTGCATGTCTTCTGGATCACCCTGCACATAATGGACATCTGGGATAAATCCGCGCGCCGCTTTAGGATCAAAAGCTACGTGCTCGATATGGATAGGGTCATTAGTAAACGTTTGATATACCATGCAGCGATGGTTTGCTGAAAAACGCGTCAGTTCCTCGTGTGTAAATAGATCACCGTTGTTATTCCACTTATTAGCTGTTACCGCACGAGGAACAGGAAAAATGTAGTCATCAATATTTCCGCTTAGGGCGTATACCTTTGCAATTGCTTTGATCGCACCCTTTGATATTAGGTTCAACGATCTTTTAACAGCCGCATCTTCTTCTTCTGTAAGGTCAGCTGTCTTAGACGCGAGCTTATGAAACTTTCCAGAGGATTGATATACACCTAGGATAGGAACACTTGCAGTTCTGTATAACATTACACTCTCCCGATTGGTTCAGATCAGCGCTACGGGAAAGTATAGTGTATTTATTGCTATTTCTTTTAACTAGTGTTTAGGGCTGAGGGAAGATTACTTTTTTTCTTTATCTTTTTTTTCGGGAAGGATTTGCTTACCACATTTTGGGCATTTTGCGGCTGGGCTGCAAAGCTCTGCGCCGCACTTACAAAACACCTTAGCGATCTTTACATCTCCAGATTTCTTAAAACCCATCGGACCCTCCTAAGTAACGGCGTCTTCCCCCAGACACCGTGCAGCGTAGTCGCAAACTCTCCCGCAATACTTGTATTTAAAATTTTGCTCAAACGTGCAGGATCCACTGCTCAACGCCTCTGCTGTTTTTATGTACTTTTCTTTTGCAGTGGACATCATATCTTCCGTTACAGGATACGTTCTAATGCCAGCTTTTCTATCTACGTGGCGGAGATATTGGTACTCTCCAGTAATCTCTGCTTCTTTGTCTATGTCATTTAGCACCCATAATCCGTACGTTGGAATTTGTACAGACGCAAGCTCGTCCTTTTTTGGGGCCGGTTTAGACGAAGTTTTATAATCTACAACCTTATACCTGTGCTCCCCTAGAATGTCTAACCTATCCGCCTTCATCTGCACAGTAATATTTCCAATTGGAAACTTGTACATTTTTTCAACACATTTTACTACTGGCATGCCATTTATGTCTATATTTTTAATATACTTTAGAAGCATCTCTTTTATATTCAAAAGGTCTTGGCGTACTATGACTCCAGCAGATATCTTTTTGTTAGCCCCATATTTCTCTATAGCTGTACGAAAACATTCGCCCATAAATTTTTTCAAGCTTACATTTTTCTTAGATCTTAGCAACTCTTCGTGGAACAGTTCTAAAGCTTTGTGCGCAATATTCCCAATAAGAAAATATTTATTTTCTCCAGTTGGAAGCCGCTTTATGTATCTGTAAAAAAAAAGCCGGGGGCAGCCCGCAAAACAATCCACTTTAGACGGCGATAAGTTAGTCACTACTGTTCTCCGTTCACTACAGTATGGATCTCTTTTGGTACAGAGTACGATTTGAATGTCGGCGTACAGCTAGATATTTTTCCGTACGAGTCTACTTCCAAATCTACAATTATACCACCAATAGATGGTATAAAATCAAAGTACTTTACGAACATATTTTCATTCTCAAAGCAGGGGCACATAAATGCGTGTATGCCGTTCAATTCCCAATAGCCACTAGTGTGCCTGTGCCCAGCAAAAATCATGTCTGGGTGGTGGCCCTTAGATATAATCTTGGCAATGTGCTTTTCTAACGCGTACGATTTTGCATGGGCCGACGACTTTATGTGGCAAAGCTCTATTAATATTCCAACTGGATCTAGAACAAACGTAGCTTTCAGATGACCTAGTATAATTATATCTTTTCGCATATGATTTAAAATATATCCTGGATCTATCCCAGCTATTTTTATAAAGTTAACATCGTGGTTTCCCAAGATCGCATAGTACTTCAGCCCGTCTAATTCTGGAAGCATTTCAGACGCAGCCTCACATTGACGCGTGCACCCCCACATATCTAGCTCAGCAACCTGTGCGCGATACACGCTGTTACCTGTTAAAATATCACCTCCGTGCAGGATTGTTCTAATCCCATGCTTCTTGTATGCAGTGTGTACAAAATCTTGTACGTGCTCTTTCATTGCAGCGGAACTTCCCGCATGTGTGTCCGAGATCACAGCAAATTTTACATGCCGTGTCTTGCCATTGGCCACTTTAATTTTTGGAATCTCTTCTTGAAGTTCACTTTCGCTATTTATGTACAAACTTCCAGATTCAACGTTAATTGTGTACCCCAGTGTAACTGCCTTATTTATTAATGCTTCCGCCTTTTTAGGCGGAACGTCTAAGGCGTCACAAACATCACGCAGGCTAACTAACCTTTTTCTAGATCGTTTTTTCTTTAGAAGTGAAATTAGAGCGTTGACATCTGGGGGCAGCTTTTCGATGGGTGTCAGCTTTGTGCCCTTTTCTTGCGTACCCACTAGTAGCTCTAGTGTTCCATCTTCCCCATTCCTCTTTAGTGCACTCCGTATGCTGTCGGCAGTAATGTTCTTCCCAAACTTTTCGCTAGCTGATTTAAGTACGTCCTTTACAGATGCTGCCTGACTGAATAGCACTTTAACCTCAGCTAGTCTCTCTTTAGTCCAAAAAACGACAGCCATGCTAACTCCTAACCAAAAATTTTAGCCATGTACTTCTTCTGTCGAGTTTGTAGCTGCATTTCGTCTATGCTTCCGCTTAGATATACCCTGTAATCGGGCATCCATATATTTGGGCACGTTTTCTCGGTTTCATACCTTGGATCGATTAGACCCGCCTCGTAATGCCCAAATACGTCGTTCACAGTCAGCCCAAACTTCTCCAGTAGATACAGTATTAAACTTTTACTTGATTTATACTGTTTTGTCGTAAATCTCCTATTGCCTATTATACACACTCCGACCGAGCCACTATTGAAACCATACGTGTGCGATCCTAATTCGTTAGGCTCAAAGGTAGAATCGTCGTCTAGATGTCGGCCAGCCTCAACACTGCCGTCAGCAAATGGCCATTTGCTTTTCTGAAAACCCGAGTATAGCCCGTTAGATACCACAAAATGGTACCCTATCCCAGTCCATCCACGGACTTTGTGCCACGCGTCAAACAGCAGTGCCGACCCATACTCGGTAGCCGAGCAGTGTACAAAGATCCTCTCAAATTTCATGTTATTCTCCCGAAGGCTCCCCAGAAAGGAAAGCAGATGTTACTGGTGGGATTTGATACTCGGCTTCTGCGGCTGTTAGCTTTTCGTCTAGTGCTGAATTGTTATGCAGTGCGTCATCTATGGCGTCCTTCACATCATCAACATGAATAAGATTATCAGTATTTATGTACTGATCTAGTTCTTCTTCAATGGAATCCTTCAGTGCTGCGATTACATAAGGGTTGTGTGTGCTGTACCTTTTAATCTTGTGGTCAGAGGCTCCAGGAGCCCCGCTAAGCCCGCCACCTCCGGGCGCAGGGGGCATGGGTACCCCTCCGCCTGCCGGCGGCTTTGCGGCCCCCCCAGGGGGCTTAGCGCCTGCTGGTCCGCCAGGAAGCGCCCCACCAGCTGGTGGATTAGCTTCTGGTGGTGGCCCATATATTTCCGGGTGCTCCAGCCGGTACTTTGCCTCCTCAATCTGATTTCTACGCTCAACGTCCAGATCTACGCCGGCACCAGATGAGTATGAACGTTCTGACAACATCCCTTGTGCCTTTAAGTCTCTCCACACACCCAAAATTGCGGGGTCTTGCGTTGGGTCTAAAGATTTTCGCCACTTTACCTTAGGAATTATTAATTCCTGCTTGTCCTTGTCCTTTATCCTAATACGATGATCCAAATGTGCCTGCGGAATCTTGTAAAAGTCGTTCATCTCACCGACAGGTTTACAGAGCTTATCGACCATCCACTGCTTTTCAAACTTATTTCTAAGTGCTGAAAGCCTCTCTAGCAAAGTCTGCAAACCAGCAATTGCAGCAGCAAAGGAAGTTTCGCCAACTAGGAACGACTTTGCCACACCTAGAGCCAACAGTTTTACACGCTCTATGAAATCCCACTCTTTAGAAATTAAGAGCATACGATCAGACACGCCCACAAGTTCCACGCTAACATTGTGGTGCATGACGATGGCAGCTAATGGATCTGATTCCGCAATGGACAGCATTTCAGAAAATGCAGCTTCGTCATCTTCATCTGGAAGCCACCCTGTAGTTGGGTCTCCCAGCTTAAATATTCTCAGGGGAACGGCATTTCGCTGTGCAACAGCCAAGCTCGCATTAACTATAAAGTCTTCGTACATTACAATTCTAAATAGTCTAGTATACAGGCTAGTTCCACGAATCTCAGTTGAACTGTTCAACCGTGGCAGAAATGTTGTGTTGAGGGCGTCTAGAGGAACTTCTCGTCCCATACGAAATGCGTTTCTGATCTCTCTCGGAATAATAGCTTGAAGCTTACGCATTCTAGGGTCTGTCGCAGCAAGGAGACGCTTTATCTCTGGCGTGGGTAGCAACGATAAAAGCGGCTGTTCTGCCACTAATGGAACTCCATCTACTTTTATATAGTCTGGATCGTGCGGTATTACGCGATCCCAATATCCCTTGGTTCCGTTGAAGATAGCATGTAGTATCAATTCGCCAGTAATAAAGTAGTCCCTTGTAAACGGTTGAAGTTTGGGGACAAGATTCAAGTCATTAAACATATCCTCATATCTACGTTTTATGCTTGCGTCGTCTATCCCAACCAAGTCAAATTCCGACCAGGGAAGCTCTGCATACATATCTGTGGCTGTTGCAATTGCCGGGTCACGAAGGTATATGGACCGCCAAATACTGTTAGCTACAACTCTATTTCTTGGAAAGTAGTATTTATCTGGTGTACTGTACCGATAATCGTAGTACAGCGGAGACTGTGCGACAGACTGAATAGCACCAGTTTGTGCAGAGCTAAACCCGCCGACTGAGCCACCGCTCATAGTTGCTGCTCTACGCTTCATAATCCCATGCGACTTTGTACGTATAATATTCGGACCAGCCACGGTGGGCTTTGGGCTTGCTGCTGTTTTTATCTTATTCGCGTTTCGTTTTAGCATTTCGGTATAGTATCGTCTTTCAAGCAGTTAATCCAAAAATAATCTTGCTCGTTGCAAATACAATCGTTACACGCAGACATACCTGAATATGGACATACTCCGTTACAAAAGTTAACAGATCGAGTAATCCCACATGGCGGATCGACTACAAGGGTGCGCGGAGCAGTACAACTAGTCCTACGCAGAAGTTCTGTTAGCGATTCTTTTAACATTATCCATTTCTACGGCTTGCCCCATGTTAAACCGCGCACGTAGAACCGCCTCACGAGCCTGACTCGGAGTATACCCATATTCCTGTAGCTTAAGAAGTGCATGCGTCATTGGGCCTAAGAATTCCACTCCGCGCTCGTCTGATTCCAAAGTTAACATGTCAGACAGTCTATCGTAGTACAGGTATTCCATCTTTCTTACCTCTATCATTATACAGTATGTGCGTGCAAAACCGAAGAAAAGCATCTTTATCTATGTGCACACGAAAGTCACCAATTGAAATTGTTACATGTGGTGGAACGTACTTGCTTGGCTTGTCAATCGTAGGACAATACATCTCACAATCGCCTGAATCAACGAAGCTCAGCACGCCAGCACAGCTTTTGTATACCTTAGCGGCAGCTTTCATTACTCCAACCCGTAATGCTTTAGCGCAGCGCCCAGATTAACTTCCCGAGAACTACTCTCTAGCCTAGCAGTGGCGGCATCTATTTGTTCACTAACACTATCAATTTTGGGGAATAGACTAAAATACATAGAACTGGTCGCGGCCTTTACTTTTTCCCAAGATCGTGTAAACCAAGCTAGTGCCTTATCCAAAAGTTGACCCGACTTCTTTTTAGGTGGGGGATACATAGCAAACGTCTCATGTATGCGCTCTACAATAGTAGTATTTTCTTGCTTCCAAGTATCTAAAATATCTAAAACCTGTTTTGCTATCTCAGGAGCATTATTTTCCAATATCTCTTTTAGTGCAACAAGCTCGTCAAGAACTCCAGGCTCTTGTGGAAGATTATGAATTGTGCGCTGAAGCCCAACTATCTTGTTCTTGTACTTTTGGAAAAACGTAACCTCTAAATCATTTATAGCCTCATTCTCAGATCCAACAACAGAAAATAGTTGTTTTGCTAACTCAGCTTCTTGCTTCTTTAGGTCTTTTTGCCTGCCTCGGTAGTCCTTTGCCATAGAATTTAGTTCTTGTAGCTCAGACTCAACTGTAGCAAGTTCTTTTTCAGCCGCATCGATTTGGGAAAGAACAGTAGCTGCTAGTGCGCTAACTTCCTCAACTTCACTAAATTGCGGTGTTAGATCCCCCCACCCGCTGGGCGCTTTTTCCGTCACCTTCACGTCAAGCTTCTCTAGCAACTGCGGCTGCACCTGCATCTGGCTTTGTGGTGGGCCTGGCATTATCGGGCTCTTAGGAATAATCTTCTGCACTCCTCCAGGGGTTTCATCTGTTGGGGCCGCTTTGACTATCTTATACGCGCCCAGACGGAGTAAATACGCCTCTTTTAATTTCATTGACGAAGAACGATCTATTTGTTCTACACGCACAGATACAACACTTTGATCATGCAAGTCTATAATGTTCACATGTTCTCTGAACGCATCAGCCAATTGGCCAATAAATCCAGTTGTGAGCTTTATAAGCTGACCTTCCTTATACATGCTAAATGGCCCGTCATTAAGAACATCGCGCGCAAATGTTTGTGTCCGAGAAATTGCATTGTTTATAACTTTCTGGACATAACCCATGTCCTCCAGGGTTGCGGATATTTCTTCCCATGTCCACCCCATCCACCAATGTGCCTTTGCATGCTCGAACGCCTCATCCACCGGAGATAGTGCAGTATCTGCTACGATAGTAACATTACCTTCAGCAGGAAAAAGCTCAGCAACGAAGTCTTCAGCTGTAAATTTCATTTATTCTACCTCGACGAGTGATCCCAATTTTAAGCCGATACTTCGACAAGTGCCGCCAGGAAGCTCAACCACAGCAACCACGTTATTCTGCGCCCATCTACCTGGATCTCCCGGCTGGACATTATGAACAATTTTAGATGCCTGAAGTCCGATAGTTGTATCCATCAGAAAAATAATATCGATTGGAAACTTCACTGACCCCATATGAAACGTAACGTGCTGCGCTGCCTCAAACGGAAATAGCATGCCTTCTTTTTCGTGTAGCACATCGAAAGCTTCTAGGCCAACAGCCTTTTGATTATCATTTGCTGCAATATAGGTGGTAAACTTATTGTTGTTAAACCCGACTATTGTTTTAGCGCCAAAATCAAATGCCTTTTTAGCTTCTACAACCACATGGTCTTCAACTGGATCAGGCTCTTCATCATTTGCTGGGTTGCCGGGTGTACTAATCTTGCGCGTGCTCTTCTCAGCAAGCTTCTTTGCGTAGTACTTTGGTGTGAGGTCTAAATCAACAGATTCTTCATCCTCTGTTTCTAAATCAACAAACTCTGAATACTCTTCGGTTGGGCGAGCTTCTTGTTGCTCGTTTGATCCCCAAAGCGCTTCCCAAATTCTCTGAAGCTCAGAAAAATCAGTTGCCTGCTCTATGGCCACAACCCACTCGTCAACATTGGGAACAGCCGGATTCCATGCACGAATTGTATCTTCTAAGCGCCGCTTTTCTTCATCTATACGCTGCGCGGTCTTCAAAGCTGCAAGCTTCTTTTCATCGAACTTTTTCCACGTCGGCAGGAACTCGTCCTCACCTACGCGTAACGAATTAATCACGTCGTTTAGTTTGTTTTTTTCAATCTTCTTATCAACCTTTGGCATGTCTTTGGCTGGATTTGTATTTACAGTGTCAGCCGCAGTTCTAACTTTTGGCCCCTTTATCTTATTTATATTTGGGTGTTTTACTGTGTTTACAACGTCTTCTTTATACTTAGATCCTGGGGAAGACCTTGGTGCACCCAATGCGGGCTGCTTTTTAACTGGAACGCCCCCTCCAGCAAGCCATATATTTATTTCACCAATAACACGGGGATCCGATATGTTGTAGCAGGCATTATGATAATCATTTTCATATACACAGCCCTGGCGCTTTGCTAGAGCCAAAAAATGATTTTTTAGATCTGTTATTTTCTTTGTATAGTCTGCCATTGCTTCCACCCTAAGCCCCTTGTTGACCAGCACAGCAGTAAATGTAACATGGTCTTCCGCAGGTAAACGTTTTAGTAATGCCTCATAGGCTGTAAGCCCTATTTTCCCATCTTTTGCCCCAGATTGTGCTAGGACTAGTGCCTTATCTAAAGTTAGGCTCACTTATCTTGTTCCAAAAGCTCAGCAATCAACTCATCCGCTGACTTTTTGTATATACTAATGTTTGCTTCTTTTGCCGTGCTGCGAAGGTCGTTCCACTTAAGCCCAGCTAATGCGGCGCGCCGATCTTCTTCTGAGGACACCTCAGGCAAAACCTCTACTGCAGGCTCTGCCTCAACGGGCTCTTCAGTGTAATTAGAAGAAAGATTGAGGTCAGACTCGTCTAGCTTCCCTTCTACGTAGGCGTCTAACTTATCTAACTCGTCCGGATCTGGTAAATTACTAAAGTCTACAATTATAGTATCGCTTCTTGGCGTTTTTTGTGGTTTGCGGGCGCTAGAAGACGAAACGGCATTTCCAGTTGGGTGTTGTGCTATTTTATCAGCTGAGTCAAAAACAACGACTAGAAGGCCACTTTTAATGAATCTTTGCAGGTCCCGATCTGTCTTTATCCAATGTCGAGAACAATACGCCTCTAAATCAAAGTTCTGCCCAGTCTTAAGCGTCACACTTCCCTTTTCCATTATTATAGAAAGCGTCCCTGCAACCACACATTTTACGGTGAACATACACAAACCCCTTTCGTTTATGGAATATCATAACCTCAAAACACAAATATGATTTAACTATTGTTTTGCCTAGCGGAACTTGTTCAAGCGAACTATGTTGCCTATCTTTTTAGGGAAGGTTTTGTGCGCGTATATTTGACTACCCAGGGTCTTTCGAATAATACTCTTTTGCAAAATTTCTTCTGGCACAGCAATCAAGCGGTGTAATCCAACACAGCATTCTGCAATGTCGTTATGCCCACCTGGCGGGTGGTCTACTTTCCTGCCATTGTCATTTAAACGCTTTAGCTCGTACAAAACTTTTGCAACAGGTACGTTTCGCACTGCAGAAAAACCAATTTGATTATGGTCAATCTCACGCTTCGGGAAGCGCACATTTCCAGCCTTCAGAGTGTTTAAAAATCTCATGTAGTCATCTCTACTAAAGTTTTTTTGCACAGCAAGCACTTTGTTGTCACGCAGCCGATGCACCTGCTCTGTATTGTTCCACTTGTCATACGAGACAGCAAACAGAGATACTTTCTTATTTATTTCTAATATAATGTCTGTTACACATGGGAAATACGCTTCCCGAGGAAGCAGCCCAGCTTTATTTCCCTTAGGGATAGGCCTAATTTCAATACAACCGTCTACAATAACTTTGTCTCCGTCCTTGTGCCCAATTGCTAGTGCAAAGCTATCCCGCTTCTGGCCTGGATCGCAGTGGATTGCGTAGTCAACTAGGTTATTAAACCTAAAGTTATCCATTGATATTTTTACGTAATCAAATCTGATTCCGTTTATTACCTGATCAAAAAATTTTTCTGTGAGATCGAAGCACGACATACGATTATGATCAATTGAAGCTTCTAATATTTCAGGGTTTTCTATAAATGGGTTTTCCGCCCCAGGTGGGTTAGCTCCATAATCACGCTCTGCGCCAAGCGGATCAGACTCAAATTCTTCTGCTAAGTCAGCCTGCGTCACTTCTGGATTAAAATCCCATGTGGGCGAGTGAAAGACATACATTTTTTTATTCGTGTCTGCCTGCCGCATCAGCGTCATTATCATATCGTCTTCATACAAAGGCGATGATATACAAATCATTTTCCCATCTGGAACTGTGTAATCTCCCTGCTGTCGCAGCTTGTTTACCTTTGCGCGGACTGTAACTAATGACCTGTTCAAAACGCGATATACTTCTACAGCAGATATCTTGCTCTCGCCGCGATCCATACGAGCAAGCTCATCAATAACAGTTAACAGTCGTGTGTGGCCCGCCATACCACCGGAGTTTGACGTTCGCGCTTTAACAACTATGCGTTTATCGTTGAACTCTATCGTTGAACTTCCTGGCTCACCTTTGTAGAGCATATACCTACGGAGTTCTGGATCTGAAATTTCTAAATTGCGTAGCGTTTTAACATAGTTTTGAAACCAGGGAGACGCGTCAAAAAAATCTCGGAATCGTCCATACACAGTTTCAGAGGCCTGTTCTCCGGTGGATGCAACAAATGCTATCTCTAGTGGCTGCTTAGTAACTAGGGCATACTTTTTGTACAAGTTTTCAGCACAGAGTGCACTATGTATTTCCCACCCGGCCATACCTGCAGCCAAGACACTTTTTCCTCCGCGCATACCAACTACCCCAGTTAGCGCGTTGTACCACATTAGATTGTCTGGATTCTCGAATTTGCTGTAGCCGCAAATAGGGCAAGTATCATACTCAAATAATATTTGATCGTTACGGGGAATGTCATCCTGAGCCAGTATACGATCTACATCATTACACATCGGACACAATAGCTCGTAAAAGTCTCTAACAACTTTAAACTGTGGGTAGTTTAATGTGTACGCATTTAAATAGTCTGCATGCTCAATGAATACAACGGGATTTGGAGCACGAGACAGCTGGACACGCCCGCCAGTAAGCGCTTTGCGCTCTGGTGGTTTTCCTGCCAAGAGCCCATCTAACGAAGCAAACGGATCAGAATCTGATTGAAACTCATTATTCATAACTCACTAGTTTGTCCTCAATCGGAAATTGTGGGTCAAAGCTATAGTTGGATTTAGAACAATTTGCCATCCTTTGTATCTTGAACGTTCTGATACCACGCCCCTCTAGGCAGTATCCGTATAAAATAATGTCACCTTTTTTGTCAAGCGTAAGTTTGTATGGCTCTACATTTCTAGATGTCTCCTCCCCACGCGCGCTGATATATGTAAATTCTAATATTTTTGCGTCCTTCATTCCGCCTTTTATTGTATTTACAGTTTGCACCGTTGCGGACTCGTCTTCTTCAGATGGCAAATTTTCATCCTTAAATACGTCTTCTGCCTTTTTGGGATCTCGCGTAACAACAACTTGCTCCTGTGTTTTTTCTGGCTTGGATTTATCTCTGAGCGTAATACCCCCAAGCTTTTGAACCTTACTCGGGGCGTCGTTCTTCTTAGCTGGAATTTGTGTATATGTATTTATAGCCCCACAGCTTGAGCACTTATACGTAATTCTATCCCTGTAAACCTCATATGGTGTTGCCTGCTCGCCACAATTCGGGCAAGTTTTTGTCGGGACATTCCCCTCTTTTGCTGCTTGTCGTCCCCATTCTTTTTTAGGTCCCAGTTTTTTCTTGTACAAGAAAACGCCCATTAGAGTTCTCCAGCTAGAGAATTTGCAAGTTTAAGACTTTCGTGCGTACCAGCGTCAGACCACCAACCTGAAAAAACAGAATATTGCAATTCTCCCCACGCAAGGTACTCGTTGTTAACATCTGTTATTTCTAGCTCCCCGCGCGCAGACGGTCTCAATCTAGAAATTATATCGAACACGCGTTGATCGTACATGTAAATTCCTGTAACAGCATATTCCGACTTGGGATTTTGAGGTTTTTCTTCTATTAAAGAGATGTTTCCTTTGGCGTCTAGCTCAGGCACACCGAATCTTTGTGGGTCTGGCACAGCCTTAAGTATCACGCGCGCACCGCGCTCTTGTAATGCGTACTCCTCTATGTAGGAACTCAGTGGGTCTAAAAACATATTGTCCCCAAGTACAACACACATACGCTCTCCGTATGTAAAACCCCTAGCAAGGCTAAGCGCCTGTGCAATACCACCGGCCTCGTCTTGTACTCGGTATGTCAACTTGCAATCTAAATCCTTACCTGATCCCAAGCAGTTAATTACTGATCCAGCGTGCTCCTTACCAGTTACCAACATTATGTCTTTTATTCCAGCCTGAACCAACTTTTGTATGGGCCAGAATATCATTGGTTGGCGCCCAACAGGTAAAAGATGCTTATTTATGCCAGCACTCGTCAGCGGGGCGAGTCGAGATCCGTTTCCACCAGCTAGTACAATGCCTTTCATTTTGTGCTCCACACAACAGCAGCTGTAGATGCTACCCCAAGACCCAAACCAATAGCGAACCACAACCATGGATCTTTGTACCATTTTCGATCTGCTTCTAGTTGTTCTCGAAGATTCACATTGTCTTTTTTAACTACACCCACTTGCTCCTTTAAATTTGATATTTGACCACCTTGCATAATAATGATACGTTCTTTTATTTGTAGGCTTTTAGACAGGGCCTCAACAGAGAGCTTCAGCGTAGGAAAATCCATTCGCATTTTTAAAAGCACCTTGGCATCTTCTGCTGTAAACGCTAACCATTCGGCATCCTCTATGGATACAACACGTACATCAATAAGTAGATCAGTCGTGCCAGCTTGTTGGCCAAGCACTGTGGGACACACAAATAACATGGCTAAAAATACAGATAAAACTTTCATGGCAATCCTAGCTCTCTAAATTTCTGAGCTATTTCCTCTGGAGTCATATCATCTGGAAGCTTTTTTAGTAAGTCTTCCTTCAACTGTTTAATTTGTTTTTCAACTTCAGCATCTTCCTTTTCTAAATATTTAATTTCCTCTACAGCTATGTTATACGTAGCGGCTAGCTTTTCTAGCTTTAACGTCGTCTGAAGCTCGTACAATTTGGTTTCTAAACTCTTTATTGCCCGACTCTTGGCACGAAAGAGGAAGAAAAATATAAAGAATACGATGAATCCAAGTATTAGGATTACGAACTTAGTGTTTCTTTTAATCCAGTTCCAGGCGTTTGACATTTAGGTAGGATCCTTTCGTTGGCGTTTATTGCTCGCGCATGCCACTCACGCGGCAGTGCTTCTTGGGCCTCTTCCCACGAATTAAATGTTTTTATCCCCAAGTAGTGTATTCGTGGCTCTAGCTTTTCGACACCAATTTTTCCGTTTGGCATGCGTAGAACGTCCCATAGATTGCCCTCTTCGTCTAACAAGCGGAGCCTATCGGGCTCTCCGTGCGCAGAAAAGGTGCTCTCTAAGAGATTTGCTGTTTCATCATAGGCCATGTCATCTTTGATAGCAAACTGAATTTCCTCTTCAGGGATTTCCTCAATGATTGGCTTGCGCATATTCATTTTCTCCTGCGCAAAAATATCTTTTGCCGAGAACTTCATTATTTTGCAAACTTACCCTTTACTTTACTGACTGCCCAGTCAATGAGGTACTTACCGATAGACTCGTGCGTAAAGGTAGCAAACATAGATGCAAATGCAACCATTACGATTTTCATTCCAGTTGTCTCAAACGTAGTCAATCCTAGCGCAAAAACGCCGACAGTAGCGAGCACAATATTTATGGGGGCGATCAACCACTGCCATTTTTCAGTAAAAAGGCGTTCCTTTACTGGCGTAATCGCCCGCAGAAGCATAATAATTGAGTACACACCCACAAGTAAACCAAGATGTTCCTCACTGAACACTTGCTCTGCAAATACAAGCTCCGCCTTTTCAGCAGCCTGAATCCCCGCGTTTATCATGTGTTCCATCGCCTTCCTCTTCCTCAGTAGTTGCCTCGCTCAACGGAACGAGTCTATAGCCACAATTTGGACATGCACTGTCGTAATTTTGATTCACATCAGTTTGCTGTATTGATTTGCAGACTGAACACAAAATCATCCTACACGTCTTCATCGTACCACTATACTGCACTCTACTAGCACACTTTTAACTTTCGGCTACAAAACTTGAAAAACCAGAAATTAACTAAATCGATACAGCGTATGTATAATTGGAGTTGAAAAGGAGAAACCATATGAAACTGTTAGTCACTGGCGGCGCGGGGTTTATCGGGTCAAACTTTGTAAACTACTGTGATCAGATAGGATTAGACGTGTGCGGAGTAATTGATAAATTGACATACGCTGCAGACCCCGATAGAATACCAGCGCATATCCCATTATTCAGACAAGATATTGCTGACGCCAACTTGTCCTATGTGTTAGAAAAGATTGATCCAGACGTGCTTGTAAACTTTGCTGCAGAAAGTCACGTAGACAATTCCATAACAGCAGTCGATGAATTTATACAATCTAATTATGTGGGCGTTCATAACATCCTGCGTCATGTGCGCTGGTTTAACCAACGCTTTAAAAAAGACATACTTTTTTGTCATATTTCGACAGATGAGGTGTGGGGAGACCTCCCACAGGATTCTACGCGGTCTTTTACAGAGGGAGATCCAATCAAGCCTAATAATCCCTACTCTGCAACCAAAGCCGCAGCTGACCTGCTAATACAAGCGTTCTACCATACGTACCGAGACTTTAAGTCTATAATTTGTAGGGCGTCAAACAACTTCGGGCCATGTCAGCACTTTGAAAAACTTCTACCAACTGTAATCCGGAAAGCCCACAATAATGAGCCCATTCCTGTCTATGGAGACGGGTCAAACGTGCGGGAGTGGCTTTATGTAGATGATTTTACACGAGGAATACTGGCAGCGATAGAGCACATTCCACCAACAGCAGAGGTTGTTGGGTTTGGAAGCAGCAACGCTAAATCCAATATTGAGACTGTAAAAGAAGTACTTCGTATCATGAAAAAGCCAGAGAGCTTGATCTCGTTCGTGGAAGATCGGAAGGGACACGACCGACGCTACTCAGTAGACTCTTCTAAAGCCCTCACGTTGACTGGGTGGGCTCCAGAAATGAAATTTGAGGTAGGACTACGGATCGTTGTAGAGGACGTGTTAGAGAGGCTTAAATCGAGAACAAGGTAGTCTTTGTGTCCCCGTCCTGCGAGAGGTCGTCAATTCGTGTGTAATGATGACTAATCGTCTCCAGGTCTGCTGCGTCAGCCCCCAAGACAACCGAAAACAGAGACACGCCCAAGTCATCAAACGCCTCCTTCAGGCTCTTGCTGGTCTCTGCGTCAATCGTATCCTCACCGTCCGTGATACAGATAATGTCAGCCTTTTTAAGAGAAACGTCTTGTTCACCAACGCGGATATCCTCGATAGCCTCTTTTAGCGCGCAATTGATATCTGTTCCTCCACCAGAAAAGTATGCACAGGATTCGATGAGCTTTTCAGGGTCCGACGTACCAGCCAGAAAAACGTCTTTTCTCGAAACCCTAGAATCGAAATGGATAATCTCAAACGTCCTACGCTGTGCCATGGCAATCTGGGCAATAGCCAAGCCGATAGCCTTGCTCCAAATCTCTCGCTGCCCGCTCATGGATCCAGAGTTGTCAATGCAGAAAACAATCGGACCCTGAGACTGCTTTTCGGTAGACTCCAAGCGGTACTGCATCAGGCCCTGCTCACAATAGCCCTTGTAAAAAAGCAGTTCCAGCGTATCGTCTCCGAGCTTCATAAGCTCAGAGGGAAGCAACCGCTCGATATTCGCACCGATTTCGATATCGATCACTTCCTCATAGCCGTGCTTGACCTTGTTCCGCTGCACCTTTTTGGCCTCTGCCTGAAAACGTCCAGCAAGCTTAGCAATCTCCTTGAGCTTCTGGTTATCCGCCAACAGTTTGGCAATCCGCAGCTTCTGTTCCGGGTCGGTAAACCCATCATCACCGGGCTGCTTGCCGATTCCAAAAGCTGACATTTGGGCGTCAATCTCATCTACCTTGTCTGACGCCTCTTTGATTGCCCTGCGGAGCACTTGACGACCTTCGAAGCCCTGAGCAGAGGCCGCAACCTGTGCCCAACCTTTTTCAGCGGCGTCCTTGGCACCCTGCGCGTTCTTCGCCGTAACCTTCAGGTTTTCCAGGGCTTCTTCATCGATATCTTCACCATCAGCGTAATTCTGCTCCATCTCTGAGATCTCTTTACGGATTTTGTCAAGGTCCGCTTGCAGCTGCGCAGGATCATCCTTCGGTGGATCACTCTGAAGGTGCTCAGCGAAATGCTTGGTAAGCACTGTCGCAGCCAGGCCCGACCGAAAAGCGTCCATTTTGGTGTCTGCTTCTCTAAGTGTGGAAAACTCGGGCATTTTGCTAAGCTCAGAAAAGGCGTTGCGCGCCCACTGGGTTTTTGGGTCGCCTTGCGGTTCAGGAAACTTAGGAGCAATCTTGTACATTGCAGAAAACAAGTCTTGGGAAAACTTGTCAAACGGGTATCCCTTTGAATTTCCTTTGTCGATTTCCCTCCGGAATGTGTCAGAGGCGCCCTGAAAATCGCCCTTTTCCATTTCTTCCCAGAGTGTAACTTCAGGAAGTACCAACCCACGAGATTCGTCGTCCATCGTTGCCTCCTGATAGGTACATACATTGTGGGAGAGGAAAAGTCAAGGAGTTTTTGTTACTTGGTATCGAATGCCTTACCGGCTATAACGTTGAGCTTTTCCGATACCTTGTCCAAGCAGTCCTGCAGCATCTTTTCAGTCTTTCCGGTGCGGCCGGAAAGGTCAGCCTTGATGCGCTCGCGGATCTTGGTCAGCCCGTTGTGGGCCTGTGTCATGGCCTGGAGATCCCAATCGTTATCCGCGCACATCCTGAAAATCTCCTCGGCGGCATCGGCCCACTGCACAACCTGGACCTTGATAGGATCGGCAAAGCCAATCAACTCCTTCTTCACTGTCTTCTGCTGCTCAGGCTCGTCCCACAGCACATGTGCCAGAATGTCAAGCGCCTCAACGCCAACTTCCGATTCGCCGCGAACGTACGCCAGGGCCTGCATCAATCGAACAGCGACCTTCCAACGCCGGTCTGATACTTTGATGCCCTTTTTGGCCAACTTGTGTCGCAGATCAATAAGATGCTTAATGATTTGGTCGTCCAGGGGCACATTCTTAACCGCGTCCTGCATTGACTTGATCTCGTCCAGCGTGATAGACACAGTGGGCTCACTGTTGCCGACTGCACCAGAAAGCAGCCCCTCGAAATTGATGTCATCCTGGATATACTCAACCCAGTAGCGCAACGGGAACCGGTCGTACAAGGCGCCAAGCTCTTCCCCTTGAGGAAGCTCATTCGACGCGCCGAAGACCGTAATCAGCGGAAGATCGATAGGCTTTCCGTTATTGTGGAACTTGCGCTCATTGATCGTGGTCAACAGCGCATTGAGAATTGCACTGTTTGCCTTGAAGATCTCGTCAAGGAAAGCGATGTGCGCTTCAGGGAGCTTATCCTTAACGTTACGCTTGTAGGTGTCTTCCTTCAGCGCTTTGAGCGACAGGGGACCGAAAAGCTCCTCTGGAGTACTGTGCTTCGTGAGCAGCCACTGAAAGTACTCGCCGCCCTCAATGGCCTTGCAGACCATGTTGGCGAGCATGGACTTGGCAGTTCCCGGAGGACCGAGCAATAGAACGTGCTGCCCTGCGACAAGAGCTACTAGCGCCCCCTCAATCTCCGCAGGCCGCTCTGTAACGATGCCGTTCAACTCGGCCTGCAACTTCTGCAGTTTTTCGAGGGCTTCCATATTTTGTCTCCCTTTCGTTATCAGCTACTGTCTATATACGGGATCCAGCACACCCTGTCAAGGAAAAAGATTTGAAAAAGTATAAAAAGTTTTATGTTGTATTACGGCAAGTTACATCACTCGCTCAAAAACGCTGCACGCACGTCCTGCTCCAGCGTATCAAGGTCGCTGGTCAGGCTGTCACCCGAGAACCGGAACGCGTCAGCGTAAAAGCTGACTTGCTCCTTCAGGGCACGGAACTCCTCGATCCGGTCTTTCCAGCACTTCGTCTGCTTGCGCTTGCTGTCCGAATCCTTCTTTTCTGCGATCTCCTCACGGAACGTGGTAATCTTACCACGCAGATCATCCATGAAGGCTCGTGTGATGCTTGAACGGCTCTTCTCTGCGTCAATCTGCGGAGCCACTGCAAAGAAGCAATCCCCGCCGATCACGCCGAGCAAGTTCTCCAGCTGCTCAATGACCTGATTGGACGCAGCGTGCAGGTAGTAGATTCCTCCACGGGCACGAACGGAAATGCTCCAATGCTGGCTGATAACGTCCAGCAGATAAGCGCGAACACCATCCGAGGTAATCTTCTCGGTGAACTCCGCATAAAGCGCCTTAACGCGGTCAAACGCGCGGTGCGGCCGGTCGCAACTGATATTGCCAGTCTGCGTGTCAAACCGCATTGTAGCTGCGTGGTTGTACCCCAAAGTCTGTGCCGCTTGGTCAATCTTTTCATCCACCAGACCGAACGCGTACTCATCTGCCTTCTTACTGATCTTTCGAATGAGCAGGCCGTCACGCTGAGCAGACTTCTTGGCCTCTCGAACCGCCTGCAGAAAAACAGAGCGATCTTTCGACTCCGGGATTTCTTTGGTGAGCCCAACTCCCCTGACGGCAGCATTGAAATCATCCCGCGAGATCTTTACATCGTGAATACTCCACCATACGAAATATCCCATAACCGACAGGCCAGCGTCATTTGTCATATCCAGTCTCCTTGTTAGTTAGTATCCTCTGCTCACAGTTCTTATACTAGACCGTGTGCAGCATGTCAAGGTATATTTCTAAATTTTTTTAGGTAGAAGTCTTACTTTAACAATTTCTTAAAGTTGTACAGCCACTTAGGGTCTAAGGAGGGAGCTTTATTTAGGGCTAAGTGGTACCACTGGTCTTCTAGCTTTCTTGGAGAGGGCTTCCCGTACATAAGGTTATACTTCATTGATATTAAATAATAAAATCTACGTGCGTAGAGGTCTTCTGCACTCCTGCTTATGGATATATTAAATTTTTTTATAAATACTGGAATATACCCCTCAGCGATTGCCTCTGTCCGCAACAGCGCTATTTTTTGCCGCACTGGGCGTTTAGAGCGCAGCACAAGGTCTTCAGGCATTGACGTGTAGTCTTGCCAGCGAAGATTAGTGGGTTTTCGGCTGTAGTCCACAACATGCCCATATTCGTGCCCTAAAAGCACAATAAGATCTTCGTACGTATTACGCCCCTTATTTAGAACAACTGTGCACTTGTATGGATCCAAACTAACGTATGCCGCTGCGTCTTTAACGCCCATAAAGCGAGTCTTACGCCTGTAAAATATTGTACTTGCCAGCCCTTCTGTGCGGATCTCCTTCCGCACACGGATAAATTCCTGTTTAGCGCGTGTCATCTACGAGCCCCTTTATTTCGTCTGCCCAAATAGTATAACGTTTTGCATTTTTAGCACAAGGTAAAAATGTGCCGACGAAGGCTGTCCCAGCAAGGCACTCGATCAAGTAAATCTTTAGCCCATCGAATAGCTGTACGTAGGCCGTACCAGTGTCTCGTATACTTTCAGCTATTAGGCTTTTCGTTCTGTGTTCCATGATGCCCAATTTACTGCGGTTTTTCCGTGCGCAGTAGGAAGTTTTTTGAACTGCGTATTTTTGCAAGATTTACAAGAACATCCAAGCGGTTCTAAATCTGCCAAGTCTCCAACCACCAGGCTAGACACCTCAGAGAGGCCTAACATAAATTCTTGAACTGTGTGGCACTTTTGGCACTCAAAAACGTATATTGGCATTCTGCCCTCTGAGGAAATCAGATATGCCTCTATTATACACGCAATTGCCGCTAGCTGGCAGCCGCTATAGCAGAATCTAATGAGGCAGAGATGCGTGTAAGACTTGCACGAAGGTTGATAACTGCTGCTTCCTCTGGGGTGATTTCGCCATTTGCTATGAGCTTTTTAAGCTCTTCCTCTGCAGATCCGTTAGCTTTAGCTATGCGGTCGATCATCGAAGCGATTACTTGCCCATTCATCGTGGTGTTTCCTTTTCTAGCACCGAAAGTTTCTCACGCAACGACTCTATACGATTATCTAGCTGTTCTATCTTAGGATAGATTGCGTCTATTTGGTTAGTAATCAATGACAATTCACGGATAAAATCTCCGCGCAAAATAAATTTTTCTATCATCTCCAGCCTAAAACCATCAAGGTTTTTAGCTGCTGCAATTGCATGGTTTATTTGTACGTTCGATTCAACCAACGAGTGCAGCATAGTGGCTAGGGCATCTCGATCTTTTTCTATCCTAGAAAGATCGTCTTTTACAGACTTTATTTTATCGTCTGTCGCCTTGAAAGCACGATTCATAAGCGTTTTCATCAGAGCACCAAGGCCAGCGGCGCCAGCTAGTGCTATGACGCTTAAAATATTAGATATGGTAAACACGCTTGTATCTGGCATTATCTATCCCCTAGCAACTCAAAAATTTTATTTGCAAATTCTGCAGGCTTAATCGGTTTTGTCATCCACCCACTAGCACCATACTTGGCGCTGTTGTACCGTAAATCCACAGCATCTACTGCAGATACTATGAAAATAGGTAGGTCGGACTGCACTTTTGTTTTTCTAATTTCTCTAATCATTTCCCAGCCTGTGAGCTTTGCCATCATTATATCTGTTATTACAAGCTCATATGAATTTTCTTCTAACATTTTTAACGCTTGAATAGCGTCATTCGCCCGAGCTATCTTTATTGGCCATGCAGACTTGTAGTCTCTATCTGCATATTTTATAATAACGTCTTCTAAGAATTGTCCAGTTACTTTGTCGTCTTCTACTATCAGAATTCTGGCCATAAAAAAAAATCTCCTGCTAGTATGGAGATTAGCAGGAGATTGAGAAATATGCTTAACTAGTGTTTCTTTTTACATGTGTTTATATTTTTACGTTGTCTCTAACGCAGATGTCCAGTACGAAATCGATGCTAGATGGTCCTTCCACTCAGTTGGAACACTGCTCAAATGACGCAGCTTGAACACAACGTAGGGTATGTTGCTAGGCATGTATGGTTGTTTCCTTAGTACCATGCCTGCGAGTGCTGGAGACTTAGCCCCCTTTCGCAGGTTGCACTGCATACATGCAATTACAATATTCGTCCAGTTGGTCTTCCCACCACGGGATCTTGGAACAACGTGGTCAAATGTTGCATCCTCTAGCGGAACAGAAGTCTGACAGTACTGGCACTTCCCTCCGTCCCGCAGATAAATGTTCTGCCGCGAAAACTTTATCTTGCGGCTCTTGCGGGTGATCGCACGCAGCAAGCGCACAACCGCTGGGAGCTTAATTGCAATAGAAGGCGATCTAACCTCTGTGTCGTACTCTTCGACCACTTCAACCTTACCAAGCCACATCAGGGTAACTGCCCTAGTCCAAGAAATAATTGTAACTGGCTGATAGCCTGGATCTAGCAATAGTGTTCGTTGCATTTTCGATCTCCTCCCATATCTCCACTGTAGCATACCGAGAAAAAGTGGATTAACTTCCGAACAATATTATACTGGGTTTTACACTTTTTGTACAGATAAAAACGCTGGGAGAAGGATTCGAACCTCCGGTGTGTTATAACAGATTAACAGTCTGCTGCCATCGACCACTCGGCCACCCCAGCATTATTTAATATTTATTTTATCTCGTTCTTTTTTGGTAAGTTTTTTAACTATTTTTGGATTTTTTCCATAGCTACGGAGCCACTTTCTGATTGCATTATCCGACACCCCATACTTCCTTCCCGCTCCGCAGTATCCTAACTCCTCTATTTCACTAATTAGTATATCTTTTTCAGGTCGATTTTTAACTTTTCTTGTATCCAAAGCCCGACACCTATTAGAGCAATATTTGGTATACTTTGTTGCCCACCAATTGTCTAAAGACTTATTACATACTATACAATTTTGTATTGCCCTAGAAACCCTTTTTTTGTTTGTTTTCTTATATTTTTTGTAATTTGTAAAGCCCGCATTAAAGCTATTGTATTTTTTTGGCAGCATAGCACCACCGTGGTGTAGCATTCTATGGCAATTCGCACAAAGCAGTACGCATTTTCGTAATTCTTTTACTATTGTACTCCATTTTCTCATAGCATTAATTCTAGTAGACATACCATGCTTTTTATCTTTTGGATCTAAATGGTGAAAATCAAATATACATTCTGGACCAGATACACCACAAATAGCACAATAACCACCAAATGCTGCAACCATTCTAGTTTTAGTTCTTTTTCTCCATGCAGCCACATAGTCTGATCCCTTACTCATTTCCTTAGCCTCCTCGGCTAAGAATTATAGTGCAGGATCAGACTACTTATTTAACTGTTGTTATACGTAGATTAATATGGGCTTAGAAAGACTCGAACTTTCAACAGAAGTTTGTAGGACTTCCATGATCCCTTTTCACCATAAGCCCAAAATATGCCTCTGGTCAGATTCGAACTGACACTGTTTCGCTCCTTAGGCGAACGTCTCCTTCCTTTGGACTACAGAGGCGTCTTAGATTATAAGGTGCTAAGCTACCAGTATTTTAAAAACAACCAGTCGCGGAGGCGTTTCTCCCACTGGCTCTGTCAGGGTACTAAAAAACTTTACTTTATCCCGCCAAAGATCCTGCCAAAATGGCGGGAAGCGACAGCTAAGCGGTCTGGAGTACCAGAACGCGCAAACTTTGTGCTACGGTGTCTGTCTGTTAGATTTCACAGAGCAACTATCGCCAGAGTTGCTGTGTGCGTGTCCGCAGGTTCATCCTAGGCAGTGCTGCTCTCTACAGAGCCCTGAACGCCCCGGCTACAGGGTGGATTATACAGGTTCTCGCTCCTAGGCCTCTTGCCTTAGCACAAAAAAGCTATTGGGCATTAAGCAGTATTTCCTTGGCAGCTAACCAAGATTCATTCCCAGTTACCGCGCATCGTAAGTGATCAGCTTTCCTGGCCTGCGGGATTCACCAGTATAACGATGCTGCCCAATAAACAATTGCGGCACATGCTTCTCTAGACCTATGCTAATGTGCTAACGTCCCGCCCACTCTGCGGGTTGTCGTGCCCAGAGCGCGGTATGGCCATCCTATTGGGTAGGCAATTGTGGCGTTTAAGAGCACATTACCAACACGATTTGGTTGCACAAGTCAACCTAAAATGATATCTGCTAGGCCAGATTTTTCAACTGGCAACTCCATCAGGGCTCTTAACGGACTTGAGCTATCCTCTTGTCGGGGCTTCCCCAACGTTGCTCCGAGGATCTAGGCTCCTAAACCTAGAATCTCCCTCTGGGCTTTTCTTAAGCTACTAGCGGAAACTTTAAAATTAAAGCCTGTCGCGGATCCGCCGCACCGAAGGATCTCCTCCATCCCACAGGCTCTACGCTTACAACGCGAATGGCCTCATCGCCACCGGGACTCGCTTTCGCGTCGTCCTAGGCACCGTTACGGCGCCCCGCTGGTTCGCACAGCTACAAATCAAAGAACGTCTCCCTAGCGCCCCAACTAGAAAGCCGGCTCACTCATGGGCCACAACCAGCAGTGTGGGTACACCCACAGCCGCCAGTGTAGCCGGCTAGTGAACCTCGTGGCCGCTCCCATTTACCGACTGCCCGTTGCAGGCAGACCAGCCACACCCTTTTACTCGCCCTGCAGCAAATCCAGGGCGCGGGGGCTGCACCATTGCTACTTGGCTGGCTACCCCTTTCGCCCACAGTTGCTTCTAGCCCTCCACTGGTGTTCTCAGCTTCACTAGGCTAGTACCTGCAGACTCCAACCCAGGGCATCGCATCCCTGGATGTCACCGCAATATGTTGTCAAAGACCACCCACATTCGCTCTTCCCAATCTACAATCAGTATACGCGATCTAGATCCATTTGTCAAGCTGAAAGAGAGCCCACCAGCTATATTTTTATATGAGGAGTATTTTCTATTGTCGTAGCGTAACTTACACGCTGGAATACTGCTTTTTCTCGCAATTCTGTCAGTGTTCTTGCCCCGACAAGCCCCATCCCCTGACGAATTCCGTATAACAGCGTTTTGGCAACTTTCTCAGCGGGACCTTTGTTTGGGACATGTGTACTGATGCCCTCTGGAATGATCCCTCGTTTGTTAGCATGTGCGTCTGACGAGGCTAATCCACGATAGATTTTTGTTCCTGTGCCGTCATCTAAGGTTTCATCTGTTCCCGCGAACAACCCACCGCACATAACAAATGAAGCTCCAGCTGCAAGTGCCTTAACGCAGTCCGCAGAACTTTTAGCGCCGCCGTCGGAAATTACGTTTGCTTCGTGTGCACATTCTATAACGGCAGATAGTTGTGGAACGCCACATCCCGTTACACGCCTGGTCAAACATACTGCCCCTGAGCCAACCCCACACTTGATATAGTCTACCTTCAATGAGCGTAAATCACATGCAGCATCAGACGTAGCAACATTTCCAACAACCAGATACTTATCGCTGAAGGTTCTTTTAATCCAGAGAACTTCAGCAAAGATTGCTTCAGTATACGCGTACGCCACGTCCAAAAAGAATACGTCAACAATTGGCGCTAGCGCAGTAATGGCTGCTCTATCGTCTAAGCCAACAGCTGCAGCTACGGGCATCTTGTACTCATCTTTTAACATAGCTGCATATTTTGCTTCTTCAACACGCTCTTGTAATGTTCTATTTATCCTATTGAACGGCACGATTACACGGAGTGGTGCAAGAGCTTTCCACATGTCTGGAGTTGCAATATCAATCATATTTGCAACCATAATCGGAGCTAGCCTTTCATACCCAAAGGCGTCAATTGTATAATCCGCGTCGAGCCTACTTTTTAGTTTGCTGTAGCCTGGGCGCAGCAACACATCATCGAACGTTAATGCATCGTCATCGTAAAACCTCATTCGGCCTCTCCAGAAAACGTTATCAAAATATTTTTTAGGGCGAATTTAATCTGTGCGTAAGCAACGCCAGCGTTTGAAAACATAAGGCGTGCAGCCTTAGCTGAGTCTGACTCATGATACTTGTCTTCTAAGTAGTACACACGCGCTATGCCTGCTTGTATGATAAACTTAGCGCACTCATGGCACGGGAACAATGTACTATACAGCGTGCACCCCTCCGGGCGAATTATGCTGTTGTGCAGAGCGTTGACTTCAGCATGGCAAACAAATGGGTACTTCGTCTCCAGAAAGCTACCCTCTCGCGCCCATGGAAATGCATCTTCCTCGCAACCTCGCGGAAAGCCATTATACCCTATCCCGACAAGCTTATTGTCTGGGCTTGCAACGGTAGCACCCACTTTGGTGTTAGGATCTTTGCTGCGCTTCGCCGCTAGTAACGCGGCACCCATAAAAAACGCATTCCACGATATTGGTTTGTCCATGCATTCTCCAAAAAGCCCGCACCCGGAATTGAACCGGGATCACTAACTTACCACGCTAGTGCTCTACCATTGAGCTACGCGGGCGCAAGCCGCCGAGAGGAATCGAACCTCCAACCTGCTGATTACAGGTCAGCTGCTCTGCCAGTTGAGCTACAGCGGCATTTTTACTTTATTCTCTTTCTGCTTTTTTTT